ATAATATGGTGTACTAGGCTTTTCTGTTTGTCAGAGGTCTAAAACTATATAGAACACGCTCGTAGATATGATTCTTTTTGCCTGTATTCGATTTTATATATCAGAATGATTAATCTATCACGATAAGATTTGCGTGTCATAATGAGCCTTAAAATGCGTCATTTTCACTATGATATTTAACATTAAATTCAGCATCATTATTACTAGTAAATTCCTATTATATTTTTATATTTGTCTTGATAAACAAAAACAAATTACTATGAGTATTAATAAAGTTTCTATTGTTGGTATTAAAGGATTCAAAGGAAGTGGTAAAGATACAGTTGCTTCTATGATTAGTTATATCCTTCATGATGGTATTATGAAAGCTAATTATGATACTTGGCTTCTTTATCATAAAAATGGGTTTGTTGAAAATGATGAAATAATTATTCATTTTGCTGATAAACTTAAAGATGATATTGCTGCATTTTGTAATATTGACCGTAAACTTCTTGATAGACAAGATATTAAAGAAGAAAATTATTATAATTTTAAAACTGGTATTGTTTCTACTAATATCAAAGATACAGATAGAGTTATTAATAATACAGGGGAAATTAATTATGATAATTTATCTTCACTTCTTTCTTTAAATAATAATATTTCTATTAAAATTAGAGTTCTTCTCCAATATTATGGTACTAATGTTATTAGAAATCATTTTTGGCATAATGCTTTTGTTCATTATACTATTAATAAAGCATTTGATATTAGAAATAAACTAGGTCAATGTATTATTGCTGATGCTAGATTTGATAATGAATGTAATGTTATTAAAGTATGTGGTGGAAAAATAATAAGAGTAGATAGAAGAGTTAATAATGATAATCATGAAAGTGAACAAATTAAAATTTCTCAAGATGATTATGTTATTGATAATACTGGTACTCTTGTTGGTCTTTTCTATAAAGTTCTTAAATTTGTAACTGATTATATGGTATGAAATTACATCCTATTTTTGGTATAAATGCTCTTGCTAGAGTTTGTATATGTTGTGGTAAGGTTATAGGTTATACTCCTATTGGAGATAATGTTGATGAAGATTTTTCTAATAGTAAACAAATTGCTGATGCTATTGTATGTAAAGAATGTATAGATAAATTAGATAATGAAACTTGTTTTGTGGCTTGTGATGTTAATAAAGAAGGTTATGTAATTTCTACTTATGATACTTTATGGATTAAAAATAATGGTCTTAAAGAGTTTTTTAAAGAACTTGATTTAATACAACCTATTAATATTATGCCTAAAGAACATTTCTATACTGTATTTGGTAATGTAATTAAAGATTTTTATAGTAATAAAGAAGATGAAAATAATAGAACCTAAAGTTGAACTTTGGCGTCAAGAAGATGCTAAAGCTCATGTTGCTAGATGTGCTAGAGTTTGTTATGGAAAAGAAACAGGTAATGATGAAGCTACTGTTAAAAGATTAATTAATAGTAAACATTGGAGTATGTTTCGTCATGAAACTTATTATATAATAGCTAATGATAATGATAAAACTTTAGAAACTATTGTTATTAATTATGCTAATACTATTGGTTTTAGTTATCATTATGAAAAACATGTTTATTATATAACTGTTAATGGTAATTGGGTTTTAGACCATAAAACACAATTTGGTTATCTATCTAAATATATTGTTCCTATTGAAGATTTTTGTAATACTGAAATAGGATTTCATATGATGAGATATACTTTTTGTATTGATACACAAATTAGCACTTCTCGTGAATTAAATCGTGTTAGTCCTAATAATATTGCTGAAAAATCAACTAGATATGTTTATGAAGATGGAAGTATTTGTAGACCTCATTGGATGACTGATGAAGAAGTAGATTATTTAAATAATGAACCTATTTTTGAAGAATGGTGCAATTCTCATAAAAAAGCATCTATTTATAGAGATAGTTGTAATAATTCTTTTAATAAATATAAACTTCTTGTAGATATTGGTATGCATCGTCAAGATGCTCGTGGTGTTCTTCCTCTTGATACTGCTACACGTTGTGTCTATACATATTCCGTGGATGAATGGTTTGAAATAATTAAGAAACGTGTGTATAATACCACAGGTAAATCGCATCCTAATGCTACTATTATATGTAAACTTATAGAACAAGAATTAAATGAACTTGGATATGAAATTAAAATTTAATTTTAATAAAAGAAATAGATATAAAAATATTTGTTCTATTGAAGGATGTAACAATAGTGCTTGTGGTAAATATTGTAATAAACATTATCATCAAATTAAAAGATATGGAAATATTAAAACTCGTACACGTTTTGATAAAAATGAAATTATTATAAATGATAATGTTGCTAAAATATTATTATATGATAATAATTGTAATGTTATAGATTATACTATTATTGATGCTGACGATATTAATAAAATTTCCAAATATAAAATATCTAAATGTGGAAATTATGCTTATGCTAATATTAATAATAAAAATGTTGCTTTACATAGAATTATAACAAATACTATTAATGAATTAGATAAAATTCATAATCCTATTGACCATATAAATGGTAATTGTCTTGATAATAGAAAATCTAATTACTCATTTATTTGGATATTTAAATCCTTATTATCGTGCTGCTTATTCAATTCCTAAACGTAAAAGATAATGGCTAGTATTTATAATATTACTGCTGAACTTGAGGATATATTTCTTGAGTTGGAAGAAAATGATGGAGAGTTAACTCCTGAACTTGAAGAACGTCTTGCTATTACACAAGATAATCTTAAAGAAAAACTTAATAATTATCGTAAAGCATATACAATGCTTAATCTTGATGCTGAATCTTGTAAAAAAGAAGAACAACGATTAGCTGTTCTTCGTAAAACTAAAGAGAATAATGCTAATAGACTTAAAAATGTTATGCTTGATGCTGTTATTACTTATGGTGATTTAGGTAAGTCTGGTAATAAAGTTATTAATTTAGTTGATAGTAAACTCTATACTAAGAACAGTAAATGTGTTGAGATTGATGAAAATCTTAATCAAATATTTATTGATTTAGTTCTTGAACATTTACAATCTCTTTGGGATAATGATATGATTGATAGTAATTTTTCATTTAGTAGAGATGTTCTTCTTGAACAAATTAATGATAAATTTACTGAAAGATATCCTGAACAATCTGCTAGACTTAGAGAAGAAACTGGGGGTTATTTTACTCTTGATGATTTAGATTGTATTAAAGTTAAATTTGAAATTGAAAAGCCTATTGGTGATTTAGCTAATAAAATTAATTTTGATTTACTTAATACTTTCTTTAATCATCAACATGAAATGACTAGAAGTAGCAGTGTTAATAAAACTACTATGAAGAATATTCTTAATGATGGTAGAGATATTAGTATAGCTAAACTTGTTGAAAATACTAGTCTTATTATTAAATAGCTAAATTATACTCCCCGTGGAGGATGATGTGCATTTCATCCTCTACGGGGAGTCAACACTACTAATCTTGTTAATTATGGAACTAGAAGATAAAGTAAGAGAAGTAATTAAATGGTATATAGATACCTATGGAGTTACTAACAGTCAAGCTATTAGAGATATTGAACGTATTATTGAATATATTAAAACTTATAATTAATGTATAAAGTTAAAGGTAAACCTTGGGCTTATTCTGGTGCTATTGATGTATCAGATTGTTCTACTGCTAAAGAAGTTATGATTAAAGCTAATCTTAACTTTGAAGTAGCTAAATGTGAATTGGTTGGTAAAATGCCTATTAAACTTACTGGTACAGATGAAGAACTTGACCGAATTATTAAAGAACAAAAAGAAGGCGCTCATGTTTTTGGTACTGACATTTATCGTAAGTGTGATAACGCCTTTGCTACCTATCGTACTGATTACAATATTCCTTTAGGTGTTGTTAAAAGTAAATATACTATTGTACAAAACAATGATGCTTTTAATTTCTTTGATGACGCTATTGGTAAAAATTCTGCTATTTGGCAAACTGCTGGATTTTGGGGAAATGGTGAGAGAATATTTGTAAGTGCTAAACTTCCTAATAATATTCTTGTTAAAGGTGACCCTGTTGAAAATTATCTAGTATTTACTAATACTCATGATGGTAGTGGTGGAGTTAAAATTTTATTTACTCCTATTAGAGTTATTTGTCAAAATACTCTTAATGCTGCTATTCATTCTAGTAGTAATTATGTTAGTTTTAGACATACATCTAGTGTTCATAACAAAATTAGTATTGCACAAGAAATATTAGGTATTAGTAAAATTAAATCTGAAGAATTTGCTCAATATTGTAATTTGCTTGCTGATATTAAAGTTACTGATGAAGATGTAATTCAATTTATTGGAGAAAATATTCTTACTCAAGATGAAGTTCAACGTCTTAAAGATACAGGTCATACTATTAAAGATATAGCTTATCGTAATGGTTTAGCTTTATCTGATAGTAAAATAAGTAGTAGAAAAATGAATGTTATTTCTGATACTTATAATTATTATTTTGATGGTCCTGGTCAAAGAGATATTTTAGGTACTGCTTGGGGAGCTGTTAATGCTGTTAGTGGATATTATTCTAATATAGATAATATTGAAGGTACTAAACGTTTTGATAGTATTTGTTATGGAGATAAATCAAGAAAAATAGAAAATGCTTTTGCACTTGCAGAAGCTCTTTAATTTAATAATTTAATTGTATATGGAAGTAAAAGTATTTAAACTGAAAGAGATTAAGCTTCTTAACGGAGATGTTTTAAATGTAAAGCAATGTTGTATGGTTCAACCCATTCTACCTACTTATGGTAAAGAAGGTGATGCTTGTATGGATATTTATCCTATTTGCTATGAATATGATGAAGAAAAAGATAGATTTATTTATCATACAGGTTTAGCATTTAATATTGGAAATGATGCTAATGGTGAACCTAATGAAATGTCTTTACGTCCTAGAAGTAATCTTACTAAATCTGACTTTTATATTAGTAATAGTCCTGGGACCTTGGATAGCGGTTATCGTGGAGAACTTCTTATTATTTTTAAGAATCGTACTTCTAGAGATTTAATTCATGCTGTATCTGACCTTGTCGAAGTAGTTGATAAACTTAGACAACATATGCATTTGCCTGATAGTATGGTCGGTAATTCTAGACTTAAACTTAATAGTGTTAGAACTACAATGACTAACATACTTGCTAAAGTTTCTACTCCACCATATAATTGTGATGGTAAAGATAGATGTTGTCAATTAATTATTAATAGTGCTGAAAGAATTAGTTGGAAAGAAGTTGAATCTATTGAAGAATTAGGAGAAAGTGAACGTGGAAACAAAGGATTTGGAGAAGGAACAGGCGGAGCAGCTAAAGCTTAAAATTGGTGCTCGTTATATTCATAATAAAACATCTAATGAATATATAATTATTAGTATTACTAAAATGAAACATCCAGATACAGGTGAATGGATTCCTGCTGTTATTTATAAACTTGATGGACTTGAACCTTTATGGTGTAGAAGTGTTGAAAGTTTTAAAAGTCATTTTAGTGATGCTAAAGTTGAAGGTAATGAAGTTTATCTATGAAAAAGTTAATCTTGTTTTATTTACCTGATTGTAATGTTAGTAAACTTTTTGAAGAAAGGCTTCACAAAGCTCTTGCTCTTACTGAGTTTGCCGGTAGGTTTAATCTTATTAGGTATAATCTATATACTGATACTGGTAGACAAGAAGCGCGTAATGCTGGTATTAGTGATGCTCCTACTGCTTATTGCGATGGTGATATTCTACGTGGTGTGCAAAGCGATTATACTATTAGGAAATATCTTCGCAAGCTGTTAGGATAGTCATAGATACAGTTCTTTTGCCCTACATTGAATTTTAATTATCATTGTGATTAATCTATCACGATATGAATATCATTCAATGTAGGGCTTTAAAATAGCTAATTTTATAAATTCTCATTATATTATACGAATACTATGGTTAAAATTGAATTTTATTATAAAAGTGCTGATAAAGATAAAACAGAAGCTATGCGAGAAGCTATTGATATAGCTTTATTTGGTACTAATGTTCAATGTAATTTTAAAAATCTTCCTGACCATCTTATTCTTGAAGATATGATACTTGAAAAGGCTGTTGCTGGTAAAAATATTACTGAATATCCTACTTGTATTATATATCGAGATGATACAGAATATAAAAGATATAGTAATTCTGTTACTTGGGAAGAACTTCGTAATGATATTAATTATCTTACTGGAGATGAACCTACAGGACAAACAAATAATATATTTGTTGAAGCATTTATTGATGAACATGATTGTATAACTCGTGCTAAATGTGCTGATGCTATTGCTTGGATGTGGAAATATCAAAATACTAAAGTAGAATATATTCAAACTAATGTTGATAATCCGAATAAGTTTGCTATTGTGATTAAAGATAGTTGGAGAACTTATGCTACTTATGTATATTCTGATAGTCTTACTACTGAAATGATTAAGAATACTCTTCTTAGAGTTCCTAATACTATTAAAGAAGCTGTTAAAAATAATGCTATTGTGTTATGATACGTATTGATTGTTTTACTAGAGATGGTTGTGACGCTTGTAAAATTGCAATTAAGAATATAACTGAAGTTATTAATGAAGCTAATTGTGATATTACTTTAAATATTAGAAATACAAGTCTTGATGATATTCTAAGAAAAGAAATTAATAAATTTCCTACTACTGTTATAATTAAAGTTGATAATGATTATAATAGAAAAGAATTGGCTCGACTTGAAGGAAGTTTTCCTAGTGATTATATTAAAGATATTATTAATAAACTTGAAAAAGAATAAACTATGACAGTTAAAGAACTTATAGAAACACTTAAAACTTGTGATGAAAACGCTAATGTTGTTATTGAACAATGGGATGGTGATATATTTGGTATTGGAGAAGTAAATGATTATAGTAGTAATATTGGTAAAGTTATAATAGTTGCAGATTAAATTTTAAAATTATGGCTAAATTTATTGGAGTTAAAATGATTGAAGCTACTCCTATGAGAGCTTCTATGGCTTTGAGTGCAGGTTATAAAATTGGTAATGCTCATCCTGACGATATGGGTTATGAAGTAACTTATCCAGATGGATATAAATCTTGAAGTCCTGCTAAAGAATTTGAAAAGGCTTATTATAAACTTGAAGATCCTACTGGAAATACTCTTAAAGTAAATGATATTAAGAGATTTATTAGTAATATTGAAAGTATAAAAGTTGGTACTAAAACAACTAATACTACTCTTACTTGTCTTACTGGATTTGAAGTTCATGGTCAAGCAGCTTGTGTAAAACCTGAAAACTTTGATTTAAATGTTGGTTCTAATTATGCTCGAATTAAAGCTGAAGATAAAATTTGGGAAGGTCTTGGATTTGTTCTTCAATGGGCTAAGTACGGATTAAAGAAGTAAATAGTATTAATGCTAATGGTTTATATGTTATACGTAAAGCTGGCTCTAATAGAGCTGGCTTTATTAAATTTGATGATTAGCTTGGAACCGCTACGAGTGCTACGCACTCTTCGCTATACTCCCCGTAGAGGATGGAATGGTAGTTATGCTAGTAATATTAGTATAGTTATTAATGATAATGATTATATTGATTGAATGAATACTAGTCTATTCCATCCTCCACGGGGAGTTGAGCGTAGCGAAGCGGAGCGTTCTACTAATCCTTAAACTTATAGTCGTTGGCATGACTGAAACCTCGGTAGCTAAGCTAGTCTTACTACTGGGGTTTATTTTTATCTTATTATTAAACTTAAATATATTATAATTATGGTTGCATTTATTGTTCTTCTTGGAATTATATTTGGTGGTGTTAAACTATTAGCGGTTGCTAATAATATTAGCGATAGTGAAGCTATGGATAAGTATAGTGGAAAACTATTTGTTGTTGGTATTATAGTTTTTATTATTCTTATGTGTGTTATTGGTAATAATGATGATGGTTTTAATTAAGATATTGCTATTATTAATAATTATATAGGCTATGCTCCTACGCACAAAGGTTGCACCTTTGATTGGCTTATAGAATAGACTAGATATTCGTAGTCGTTAAAGTGCTGATAATCAGCATAAAAGCTATGTTAAATCAACACCCGTAGTATGACTGATACAAAGATTAGTAGAACTAGTACAAAGATTAGTATAATTTTTTATTCTATTAACATTTGATATAGTTATATTTTTTATCTTTGGAATATAAAATTATATTCTTATGCCTACATTTAAATCTATTAGTAAAAGTAATAAACCTAATAATAGTATAGTTAATTATGCTATTAATGATGTTAATACAGTAGCTATTGTAACAAAAGATGGTGAAATTATTGATAAGAAAGATGTTCTTGTCATGTATGCTGATTCTAAAAGTCATAAACAACTTATTGATGAACAAAAGAAAAGATTATATTTTAAAGTGTTTATTGATACTTTAGGTAATATTTATAATCTTACTAATAATGAAAAAAATGTTTTATTTTATATTAATAGTCATGTTCTTTTAACAAGACAAAAACCAGATAAAACTAAACTTTATTTTTCAGTTAATGCTATGTTTTATGATGATTGTGAAGAAGAAACTAAAGTTCCAAAGCCATCTATAAAATCAGCATTATCTAGTCTTAAAGACAAAGGATTTATTAATCATTATAAAGATAAAGAGGATAAATGTGTTAAAGGTTGCTATGTTGCTAATCCTAAATATATTTATAGTGGTACTCCTGAAGATTATGTTAATGATTGCTTTGAACTTCAAACTAAAGGTATTCTTGTATTAATATAAAAGTAAAAGGGCTTGTCTAGGTAGTGATACCATAGGCAAGCCCTTATTTTTTACTAGGTTCAAGTCCAGCTTATTCAAATATATCTTTAGCTATATCTTTATAAGGTATAATACTAAGTATATTTTCATCAAGTTTATAATAACTATTATTATTTGGTAAATCAAGAACTCGATTAATACTACGAACAACAGGTATATTACGAACAGCCATAACTTCAAACTTATTCATACCTTTATATCTACCAGTAGTATATTCCTCTGTGAAATCTTCTTCAATAAGGAATCTAGCAGCCATAGCAGTAGTACCAAGTAAGTCATTAATAGTTTGTCCAATAGCAACAGGACTAGACCATAGCTTTTTACCTTCAGCATAAGCTCCAAATGGAGTAAACGAAGCAGCTTCAGAAGCAAGACGGTCAGCATGATAAAGCATAAGATTATACATAATACTTTCATCGTCATCACCTCCAATACCAGTTATAGCAATTGCTCCAATAATGGCGGCTCCTACATAAAGTAAATCACCTAAATTACGTCTAATATTTGCTTTTTCATGTTCAGGAAGAAGTTCATAATTAAGTTTGAAATTAACAGCAAATGAAAGTAAATTCTTACCATAAACTTGAAATGCTTTAAGAACATCACTAACATTATTAACTTCTCCTACGTTACTTTCTTTAAATGGAATAGTCAAATAATCATAAAGACTAGTATAACTACCTTTTTCAATAGTACCTAGAGTTTCATTATAATAACCATTCCAACGATAACGTTTCTTAAAACCAGGATAAAGATGTTTATGATATTGCATAACCATACCACCCAACCAATGTTGTTCAATATTAGCAGAACCAAGTTTATCATAAACCCCATGAACTTTCTTATTTACTTCACGAACTTTATCAATAAATTTAGCATATTCTTTAAGAGTAAGTTTACTATCAGATTTTATTTGAGCAATACCATCTTTAAGTTCAAACTGATTATAAATATCTGGAAGTTTAGCAAACTCTTTATCAATATTCTTAATAAGTTCTTTACGTTTAGCTATATATTCTCTTTGTTGTTCTTCATTAAGATAAGTTTTAACAAAATCGAATATAGGATTAGCTTTAAATAGATTATATTTAGCTCGTTTTTTATTATCAGCTTTAGCTTCATCCATGAACTTATTGAATTGTTCAAGAAGAGTTTGGTTCTCTCCTCCACGGGGAGTATTTATTACTGACATAAGAGCATCTTGTTCAGCTTTACGATGATACATTTCTTTACTCATTATATCATAACCACCTCTACCATTATCAACAAGTCTATGAGATTTAAGCATAGCAAATAACATTACATTCTGCATATAATGTTCACCAACAGATTGAGGACTAAATAGTAATCCACGAACTCTACGAATATTTTCTCTAAGACCTTCAGCAGTACTAACTTCAGTTACTCTATCAAAATCAACTACATGACTAAGTTTAATAATAGCATCTTGAAGTGTACTACTATTTTCACTATACATATTAGCCATATAACTAACAGTTCCTTTAATCCATTCAGATTTACCAGCTTCCCAATCTTTAAGATTAATATATTCTCCAGCAGCTCTCTCCATAAATATATTACTAGAACCAGTAAGAACGTTAGCAATACCACCAGTAATATTCATCATCATATATTTACTACCAGCAATATTCTGAGCAAGAGAACCTAGTTTAACTAGATTAGGAGTTTTATTATCTTTATATTGTTCAAATACAAGACGACGAATAAAACTTCTAAGATGTTCACTAGTTCTAGTTTGTTTTTCTTGCTTATATTCAATTTCACCACCAGCACTGGCTTCTCTATTTTCACTTATACTACCTTTATAATTTATATCGTAAGCAGTATTACTAGTAATAATTTGGTCAGCAGTATAAAGAAGATTTTTAACTGTTTTAATAGCATTATATCTATTACTTTCAATTAAGAAACTATTAAATACTTCTTCCCAATTACGATTAAGAATATCATTATGAATTTTATTATTCTTTTCAATAATTTCATCTCTAGCTTTAATAGCAGCAGCTTTACGTTTACTAAATTCCTCATCACTTTCATTAGGTTCTTTAAATTTAGGTATAGTAGGAAGTTGTTGTGTATCTTTATTAGCTAATTGAGATAATCTAGGATTAGGAATATCATAATCTTTATCAAAAGTTAAATCTTCATTATTTCTCCATCCAGTATTATTAGGAACATTAGCAGTCCAACCAAGAAAACTAAGAGCTTGTTCAAAATAATCTTTGACAGTCATATCTTTAGATTTAGGTAAAGCTGGAAGATAACCCATATCAACATATCTCTTATTACTATTAGTAAAACAATACTTTTTCATAAGTTCATTTACTTTATTCATAAGTTCAAGTTGATACTCATTAAGATTAGTATAAGCAGTATTATCATATCCAGTTCCTACTTTATACTTATTAACAAAACTACTATATTCTGGATTAATAAGTTCTTCTTTAGGAGTAATATGCATTTGATTAATACGTGGTTCATAATTACCAACAACAGCTGAACCATCATCTTTAATCATTTGCATAGTAGTCCAAATACGAATAGGCTTAATAGTACGAGTATAAGGATCAAAATAATGATTATCTCTATACCATTGTTTATATTCAACACTATCAATACCATATTTGTCAAGAACTTCTTTTTCTTTCATATAATAATATTGAGTAGTAGTTTCTCTAGTTCTTTTTTGAAGAATATTAATTGCAGCAGTTTTATCAATGTCAGTCCATTTATCTAAATCTTTAGGTTTAATAATACCATAAATAGTTCGATTAGGTCTTTCCGCAATAGTTCCATTTTCTTCAACTTGTTCACTAAATACTTCTAACCATTTATCATAATACTTTTTACCTTTAGCAAAAGCTCTATTTTTATCAAGTTCATATTGTTTCCAATTATAAGTAACATCACATTCACTTTCAATAAATTCAGCAACACGTTTTGCTTTAGCTTTATCAGTACTCTTTTCTCCTCTAGTAATTTCATTAAATACCTCAAAACCAGTTTTAAGTTGTTCTAAATCCTCTTGACTAATATCAGCAGTATTAAGAGTTCTAGTAGCATTATCAAAATACTTCTCAAGTATTTTATTAATAGCTTCTCCTACATTAATTTCTTCTTCACTCTTAGATTTATTACCTGTAAGATAATTATAGAAATCAGCACGATAAATTCTAAGTTCATCTTCAGCAGAACGAATAATACCAACATAAGGCATACCATTGCCTTTAGTATATTTATATTTTCTAACTGTTTCAGCTTTAATAAGAGCTGCACGTTCTTCAGGTATCTTACGTCCATCAACTACGTTAAATTCATCTTTAGCTTGAAATTCTCTAATAGCAAAATTAAGAACACTATTACCTTTATTAGCGTCTTTAAGTTCTTCAAATGCCCAATTTAAATCTTCTATATCTTTAATATCAAGAATATATCTAGTATTCTTATGAATCCATTCTTTAGCTTCACGATATTCAGGAACTTTCATAAGTTCTTCCATACTAATAAGAAGATTACCATTAGCATCACGTTGACTTTCATATTTACTAATAATAGAAAGTTGTTCTTTAAGTTTAGAATCAAATCCTTCTTTAGCTTGCTTATCATAAAACATTTCTTTAACTTTACGAATATTAGTTTGATAAGCGCGAAGTCTTTCAGCTACATTTAAATCATGACCAATCTTTTTATTACCATCTTCATCGTAAAGACTAGTAAGACTATCCATTTGAGCATATATACGTCCAAGTTCTTCATCTTGGCTTTGTGTAGTAACATTATCAGTAGCTTGGCTTAGAATATCTCGTATTCTACTATTAAGTCTTTTATATTCAGCAAATTCTTTAGGAATACCATCATCTCCTTTTTTAAGACCAAGAAGACTTCTTTCAAGATTTATAATATAAGTAGAATATTCAATAGTAACATCATTACCATCTTCATCTTGAACAGTAATTGGTTTAAGCTGATGAATAGTAGTCATATCAATAAACTTAGCTTTATTAGATAGAGCAATAAGATGTTCAACACTATTTATACCAAATTTTTGTTCAGCTTCAATAGCAGCATCTCTATATTTCTTCATCTTTTCTTCCCAAACAGGATTATTAGGTTGAATTAATCTACCATCATCATCAATAATACTATCAAGACTAACAGATTTACCATCTTTAGCAGCTCTAGATTTAAGTTCTTTAAGATAGTTTTTAAAGTCATTAGATTCTTTAATACCATTAAGACGACCTTCTTCAACAGTACCCATTACATCTTTAAGTATATTCTGCAATACAAAATTACGATTAGCTCTAATATCTTGTATCCAATAATCCATAAATCCAGTATCACCATAAGCATCAAATTCTTTCATAAGACCACTTATATAATTAGGATTAGTAGTGCGTAATTGAATCCATCTTTCAAACCAATCTTTTCTAGCAGAATGCACAGTAGTATTAGAATCAACTTGATTAACTAGTTTCTGAATCTTTCTAATATTCTCTTTAGTTTTATTATCAAGATTTGTACTATCAATATCAATTTCGCTAATAAGTTTATATTTATTCTTAAATGTATTAGCACTAAGAATAACATCTAAGAAACGATTTTGAAGTTGTTCATCTTTAAGAACTTTACCAATAACATCTTTATCGTTAATAGGTTTATCGATACCATCAATTTTAATAAAACGATTGATATCGTTAAGAATATTATTAGCTTCAACATCTATATAATTAGCTATAACTGATAATGAAAATTCAGAATTATCAGAAAGACTACTACTATCAAGATAATTAATTTCAGCATTATTAAGAGCATTAAGAACATTTTGAGCAGCAGGTTGTCCATGGCGAACAGCACGTGAAATAACTAAACTAGCATTTTTAGCAAATCTACCAATAGGAGTTTGGTCATCAACACTGCTATATCTATTAGTATTACTAGTAACTCTATCTATTTCATTTTCATTAATTTCAATAAACAATCCAAGTTTATTATCTTCAATATTAGGATATTTAGCTTTATATTGTTTTAAATCATCGCTTAAATTAATAGCAGTAGTTCCATTAATATTAAGATAAAATTTATCATTAATAGTATATATAGTATTATTCTCAAAAGGAGTATTCATAAAAGGCTGGAAATACTCATCAGATATATATTTACCATATAGTTCAGGAACTTCTTTATAACCTTTATTTACAGCTTCATTAATATTATCTTTAATACCATCAATAAATTTATCTCGTTTTTCTTGTTGAGTAAGACCTTCATAAAGAAGAACGGCTAATGGTTTATGAATATTATTATTAGCTATAATACTAGGCTCAATACTATTATAAGTTTCAAATGATTCAAGTCTATCAATAGGATAATAAGCTAAAGTACCATCATAAGTTCCTTTAATATATAAATTTCTATTAATTCTAATAATATTAACAGCATCTCCATTTCTTATTATTCCTATATTATCAAGATTTTCTTGACCATTAAAAGTAATAATACCATTATGTTTTAAATTATAATTAATTTTATTATTAGTAAGTCTTTTAAATGTATAACTAGGACAGTTAAAACTATTATAATTCTTACGAATAAAACCAATTATATCTTCAATATTATCTTTATCAATAAGACCATAACTATTAATACCTTTCATAGCTATATCTCCAATAGCTATTCCATTTTCACTCAATCCTCTAAGGGGAGTATTACTTATAAGTCTACTAATATTTCTAGTTCTAAATTTATGACCTTCAACAATAAAAGCATATTTAACTAAATCAAGAGCTGTAAGTTTAATAAGAGGATTAGGATGATTCCAAGCTCTATCAAACAATCTATGGGCTTCATCATTAGTAATATCACCTTGTATGTAATTAATATATTGAATATTTACATTACGACGATTATTTCTTTCATCATTAGCAACTATTTCAATATGTTCAAATACACTACCATCTTGACTAAAATTACGTTTAATCCAATCAACTTTCTGAGCAGGAGTAAGTCTAGCAAATACATCAATTTCAGTTTGTGTAGGCTCAAATATATTTTTAACTACAACATCATCAGTTTTAATATTAACTAATGTACCACTTACTCGTCCAACTTCTAAAGCTCTAGATTGACCAGTACCATATTCTTTAATGAATTTAGGGTGAACAAAATCTCCATTAACAATAGTAACAGGTAAATTAAGATAAGAACTACCATTATTACCTACTTCTAGTTTATTAATAAGATAATCTTTATAGTCATTATATAACTTTTCAGTCATTATTCCACCTTTAGTCCATTCCGCTATTCTATATACATAATCAATAAATACAGGATTAGCAGTTTCAAATACTTGTTGAGTAGCTTTAACACTAAGAGCAGTACTCATTTGTAGAAAAGCAGCTAAACTAGGATAACTACTTCTAGATATATCTGATTTAATAAACGCATTTATACCACCACTAATATCAGGAAAGACACTCTCTAACAACAAGGTTTGACCCCCCGTAGAGGATGGAGCATAAATATTGCTATTTTCAATAACAGTTCTAGCATCTCTAAATACTTTATCACTAGCATAAAAACTTTGTTTAGCACCATATTTATCAGCACTAAGAATATTAAGATTATTACTTATATCCTGTCCGATTGAGTTTAACCGATTGAATTGTGCTAGAACATAAAGGTCAAATAAAGCCTGCTGAACGCCATTCATTTCCCCTCTAAGACGAGATTTATATGCGTCTGATGAAAATATAAGGTCAGGTGATGAAAATGCGTCAGAAACGCTTAAATTGAATAATTTCTTGAAAATTTCACCATAACTTTTATCGATAGTTTCAATTAGCTTTTTACGTCCAGCAAAATTAACTTTTTCACCAAAACCAAGATTATGAGCAACTTCTCTAATAGCTTCAGTAAGCGGATTTTTAGTACCTTCCGCAAGAACACTATTGATTTCTTTCCATTTACGAACTAGTATATCAATAGCAGGTTGCCACATAAATCCAATAGCAGTATCATAATTACTTCCAAAGTCAACAATAGTTTTGAAAGCATTAAACGTATAAGTATTTTCATTATGTATAGCCCCCTCTTTCATAACATCGAGAATATGAGCAGTAGTCTGAGAACTATAAGGATTAATCAAATAGCCATCAACATTCTTATCATCTCCAGACCAACCAAAATTCTTATGAGTAATACGAATATGTTTATTACCAATAGTTTCAACATTTTCTTTACCATATCTATTAACAGCTTCTTGCTCACTAATCACATTAGTAGTATACATAACTTTAATACCTTCACTATGATTAGCCTTAGTAACATTACCAATACTCATAAAAGTATCTCGATTAACACTGATACCTTTAAGTTTAATACCAGAAGTAGCAACATCAAACCAATCAAGTTGAGTAAAGAAATCACTAGGAGCAACAGTTGTTTTATTAGTACCAACTATTTCTGCATAAGTTTCATTAGCTTCTTTGACATTTTCAAAATTAGAAGTAGTAGTATTTTCTTCAAATGCAGCAGGATTATTAAGTATATCAATAAATGATTGAATAATAGCATTAGTTCTAGCAGCTTGACTGCTTGTATCCTCCACGGGGAGTTTCAAGTATGATTCGTAAGACTTAAGTCCACCATCATTAGCAATTTTTTCAACAACTTTAAGATTACCATTATAACCTTCAAGAGTAGCATTAATAGCATCTTCGCTATTTTTTAAAGAAGCTCTAATATTACCTTGTTTATTATAAGTCTTACCAAGAATCTTACGACTAGCTTTATCTACATTATCTTTAACATAATTAATATATCCTACTTCATCTTTAGTATATCTAGTATGAGTAATTTCAGTTGGAACACCTTTAACAAGATTAAATGTTTTAGACATACAATAAACACTATCAACGTCAAAGTCAGAACCAGTTTGAGTAACCCATTCATCAGGAACAACAACAGTACTACCATAAGCATCTGGAAGAAACTCTTTAACATACATAATACATATAGATTGTTTACCTTCAGTAGGAATACGATAACCAATCATAGTACGTAAGCTATCAGGAACTTGTTCAATATTTAATCCTTTAAATTTACTACTCCATCTAGGAAGTTTAATTTCAGTATAATAAACAGGAGTGCCATCAACTTCTCCAATCTTTTTATATTGAAGTTTACTATCTGTTTGAGTTTGTTTATCAACTTTAAACCCAAAGTCAGATAGCTGAGCAGCATGCCAACCACTAATAAGTTGCCTAGTAATATTAGTATTAAAATAACTATTAGCAATACTTTCAAGTTTACTATTAATATTAGATAAGAATAAAGGTAAATTATTAAATCCAGCACTATCTAAATCGAAAAACTCAAGAAGAGCTTTTTCAACTCCTTGTTGTTGAGCATTTTCTTTAAATCTATCAAAAAATACAAAACGATTAAGATTTTTAATAGTACCATTAGAATTTAAATCAATATGACCATTATCATCTAATCCAATACCAAGTTCAGCACAAGTTTTTTCAAAACTATTTCTAATATTAGCTACATAATTATTAAATACTTTATCTTTAAGTTCATTAAGTTCAGTTCGATTAGGAAGATTATCAAGCATTTTCTTCATAATTTGAATAGCAGCTTTATTACTAGCATCAACCATATGTTGAGGAACTTCTTGCTGACGATAAAGATAATTATAACTAAATAGTTCAGAATTATCAAATACATTATTATCAAATTCTTTAAGAGCTTCATCAGTTAAAACACCATCATTATTCCAAAGTGTCATTCTGTTATGTTGTGCAACTTTAACAGTTTCAACAGTATTAATTTGATGAATACCTCTATTAGTCATTATATTATAGACTTTTTCAAGTTCTGTTCCTTTAATAAGTTTAGGAATAAGAACAAACTCAGCATTTTTTACTTGTCTAGGAACTTCAATACCAACAGTAGTATCATAATATAAATCATAATAAAAATTCTTTTGAATTTGAACTTTATTAGCAAATTTAGTCCAATCAATTTTATCTATTGGAGTATCATCTGTAAGACTTTGAATAAGTCCAGCATATTTATCTAATTCACCAGCAGCAGTAATACGACGAATCCATTCCTCAAGAGTAATATATGATTGAGCATCATTAGCATTAACTCCTCCTTTAAATGGTTCTAGTATTCGTTCTCTGTCTTTTTTATCAAGTCCAGCTTTTTTAAGTTGGTCATCAAGTCTATCAATAACAACTTTATCAGAAGCTTTAAAAGTATTATAAATAGTAACACCCCTAAATTTATCTTGAAGAACTACTTTTTTACGTTTAGTAACTCCATTAACAGTATAAGGAACAGTAACAGCATTACCTTTGATAGTTATATCATATAAATCAGTAGCTATATCTAAATCATTTTTAGTAAAATCAGTATTACCAAAAGGATTACCACTAGCTTGTACTTCTTTAATACGTTTTAGAATAGCTTGACCATTCTTATAAAAACTTTGGTCACCACCATACATATCGTACATACTATCTCTAACAAGATAATCATTAACTAGAAATTCAGCTAAAGATTCATTATTAATCCTATCATCAATAAATGTACCATATTTATTTTTAAGTTCTTTATAACCATTAGTTATATATTCATTTAACCAATCAGCAACAGCATCTTCAAGAGCAATACGTTGTTCTCCATTAAGAACTACTTGATTATTAACATAGCTAAGTCCACGTGTAGACCCCCCGTAGAGGATGTCAATAGTCTTACCATACCCAATTAGTTCATTAAATGCTCCATTACTATTAGGAGTAATTTTACTAACTAAACGTTTAAAACTAAATACTCTACCAGCTAAAACTTTGTGTCCATCTTTAGTAATAAATACATTACCTTTTCCATCTTTATGATATTGATTATAAAAATGTTCAGGTTTATTATTATAAGTATCACTAAATTCAAAATCTCCATTAGTTAAAATAGGATTACCATTAGCATTAGTTTTAAACATTACATTAACAGCTTGAGCCATATTAGTAAGTTCTTGAATAACTATATTATAATACTGTTTAAATAATGGATGTTCTCTATTTATAATTTTAGTTCCATCTTCTAGTTGACTACGTAATCCAGCAAGACTATATCTAGGAGCAGTAATAGTAAAGTTTTTAGGAGCATCACTAGGTATGGGAAGTAAATAATTAGCAGTAGGAGTTTCAGAATTATTAATATTAGTCATAAATAATCCCATAGCAGTGATTAAATAATCACCATCACTCATGCTACGATATAAATCGTTATTATTGTTATCTAGTTCGCTAATGCCATTAAGAAGAGAAGTCTTAAACATACTGCGAGCATATTCAGTAAGTTTAGGAATTCCATTTCCAACTCTTCTAAATAGTCCATAATTAATTATATTACCATTAGTATCTCGATGCTCAAGAAGTAAATTACTATAATCATATTGATGACTAGCAAACTTTTGTCTAGCATAAGCTTCAGCCATAGCATTTTGTTCTTCAACAGTAGATTTGTCATCATTAATTATTTTAGCAATATTAGTAATAAAACTTCTATTAATAACATCAGAACTTAAATTACCTTCGGGATTACGAGAATTAAGTTCAACAGGAATATAAATAATATCTTTAAAGACATCAGCCATTTGATATATAATAGAAGTATCACCTCTATTAATAAAACTATCAGGCATTTTAGTTCTTTTATCCTTTTTAAGTGCTTCTACATATTTATTATAATTTTCAACTGTACGATTAATAACATTAGCAAAATTAATAAGATTATTAGCCATAGCTACACGACCAATCTTAGCAATAGCTAAATTAAAACTAGCTTGATTAATATCTGGAAATATTTCTTTAAAAGCATCATATAAATAAAGATTAGCATGAGGAGTATTTTTATATCTATCATATATACGAAACTTTTCACGAGCAGTAGGAACACGATTAGTAATAATATTATTCTTAACATTATTATAAAAAGTATTCTGTAAAATAGTACGAGAATCAGTATTAGGATTAGTTACACGAGCACGAACATAACTATTACCATTAGAATCAGTTTGAATATAAGTTTCAATTTTAGATATAATAGGTTTATTAAACACCATCATATACTTATTAGCAAATACTTTATTTTTGCTAAGTAAATCATGTAATTGAATTAAACATTCACAATTTGGAATAGTTTCAGATATACGTTTAAGACTAGCTATAAAATTATCTACATTACTAGTATCAGCACTAGCATATAATATTTTAGATAAATAATTAGCATCAGAAAAAGTAACAACTCCTAATTCATTATTAGTATCAAAAGGATAACTTCCATTATCAAGTTGAAAAGCAGCAGTAAGTTTAGGTAAACTTGCAAGATGATATTTAATAATTTCTTCTACGTGTTTATTAAAATCTTTAACTTCACCAATACTTAAATTCCAAAGTTGGGTCATTAAATCAATACCATCATCTATACTATTTTCATCACCTTCAGTAGAAGTTTCATCAAGATAACCGCCTAATTCTTCATAATCAGTAGTTTGATATAATTCATCTCGTTTAATAAGTTTAGCAACATTTTTATTATTAAAAAGAGCTTCATTAAATTCAGTATTAGTTAATGAACGTAGTAATGCACCATAATTAAAATCTTGAGCATTACCATATTTACGAAGAAATGCACCAATACCATTAATTTTAATAGCAGGATTTGGATTATTAATAAAACTATTAAGTTCATTATTTCTAGTTTCATCATTTCCAGCTAATTTCTTAGCACGTTTAAGTCCAGCATTAATAACAGTTTCATTAGTACGTTTTTTAATTTCATTAAAATTTAATGGAGCACCATTATATAGAAAATTAAAACTAAGTTTATTCATAATATCAGCCATATAAGTAATAGCTGCATCTCTAGCTTTAATTGTACTAAACAATCCACGTTCTTCTTTTTCAGCAACAGAAGCTATATCATCCATATTACGAAGTTTAATAGCTCTAGCTTCAAGAAGAGCATTATAAGCTTGTCTTCCAGAAGTTTTAACATTAATACCTTTATCAGCTACAATCTTTTTAAAAATTGGGTCTTCAACCATAGCTATAAGACTATAATAATCAGCATTATTAGAACCATGTTCTTTAATAATAACATTATTAAGATTATTATATCCTACAAGTTTAATATTTCCACAACTCATAAGTTTATATTTAAGTTTAAATTCATTAATAGTAATACCTCTATGACTAATGTAAAGTAAAATTTTATTACATCGTCATAGAGGCTGTTTTCTTTCGTTTTAAGCGACTTTTATATTTGCTCGATTAATTCTACATACAGCTAAAACTGATGCGTCCTGTGTCAAGCAAAGTGGCAAATTCGGGCTGTTGTGCTATTGGCAAACGGCTAGTCAATTCAGCCATATTCAGCACTATATCATCATCAACACTACTAAACATATCAAGTCCATCATTAAGATTATCATTATTATAATTATAATCTTGACTGTTATCTTCATTAGGATTTTCAGTTTGTTCTGTACTAGCAGTTTCTTCTTCAAACTGAAAAGTTCCTTGAATAGCCTCTTGATTACTTTCTTTAGGCATTTTTTTAATAGCTTTATAAGCATCTCTAGCAGCAGCTAATAAACTATCTTCATTAATCTTAATACCTAACATATCAGCAATAACTTCAAGAAGTCTACTAAATAAAGTCTTACGTTTATTAACTTTTTTATTATCATATTTAATTTCATTAAGTGCAGTCATAAGAGCATTACTAGTAATACTTTCAACTAGAAATTCTTCAAGAGCTTCACTTGTATTAAAGTTCTCAAATAAGTAAGGTTTAAATCTTTCTTTAGTATTATCATCTTGAGTATCAAGCCAAGCTTTAAATTTATCATATATAGGTTTAACTAAAGCAAGAGCTTGTTCAGTATTATATTTAGTATAAAGTTGTCTATGTAAACTTTCATGAAGTATAATATTAACAACTCGATAAACTCTTTGACCAGCAATAGCAGAACGATTAAGTTCAATAGTATCTGTATCACGATGATAAACAGCATTAACTTGATTACCATTATTATCAGTAATACTATTTACAACTTGAATATTTTTAGGTAAAATACCAATCTTTTGAAGAGAATCAATATAATCAATAGCAGTTTGGTCATTAGCAAAATACTTTTTAAGTCCACGAGTTAAATTCTTAGCAGTTATAGCAGATTCAAAAGAGTTAAAATTAATAGCATTAAGAGTATCATCTAACATAAACTCTGATAGCTGTTCAGGTATTGCTCCATCCTCCACGGGGGGTCTACCCTCAAGTTCATAAGTAATATCAAGTTTAGAATGAATATCTATTTGCCAATTACCAGCAGTTTCGTCAGTATTCGTATTAGCTAGTTTAGTTCGAACTAAACCATTACTAATAATAAAATCTTGATAACTATTATAACTATAAGTTTTACCATCAATATTTATAATAGTTTTACCATTTTCACGATAAATATATTTATTAGTTTTATCATTAGTTTTTGTACTATCATTAATAAAATCTTTACTAACAGCAAATTGAGCATAGTTAAACATTTCATCAATAACAGGACGAAGAGCATTATCTAGTTCATCAATAGTACTGGCATTAATTCCATAACTTTTACCTATTTTAAAAGCACTATTAACAACATAAGGAGAATTAATAATAATATTACGTTTATAATTACCAGCATCAGAATTAATAGTAAAAGCATAATCTTTACCATTAAAATGTGCACCTTTAACATAAAAACCTATATTAGTAGGATTAATACTAATTTGAAGTCCAGTATTTCTATCTCCATTAATGAGTTTATTATTTCCAAATATATCTCCAAGACTTTGTTTAAGTTCACCAAAACTTATTTTACCACTAATATAATCTTTACAAAGATTATTAACTTCATTCTTAATAGAATTAATAATACGTCGAGCATCACCTTTAAGTAGATTACTATTTAATGGAACTTGTTTACAAAAAGCATATAGAGAAGTACCATCACTACTTGGAATACTAATAACAGGCATACCATTAGTAGTAAGATTTTCAATAATAGTAGGTTTACTTTCTCCATTAAGATATACTTGACCTTGTACAACTACACCAAGTTTATTAACATCTTCATTATAATTAACTACTGTTTCTTGTACATCATTCCATTCGCCATTAGCATCATCAATAGTATTAAGAACTCCATATTTAACATTAACAGCTCTAATCTTACCTTTAAAATCACCTTTTACTATTGTAATAGCTTGGTCATAACTATTAAGAAGATTATTAAACCAACGATTAATACTAGCTTCATGACTATTTTCATAAGGCTGATTAAATATGTATTTAGTAAGATTAACAAGATGCCCAGCTAAATCAAAACTTGCAACAGGAGTAGTAAAATCTCTAACTATATCAGGATATTTAGTTTCAAATTCTTTAAATAGATTAACAAGTTCTTCTTGTGTAACTTCTTCTTTAACAGCAAGTTCATATAAATGACCAATAAATTCTTCGTCAAATCTATCACCATCAAGAATACTAATTAAAGCGTCTTTAAGTGGAGAAATAACTTGACCATTTTCAGCATGAATATTATATTTCCAACCTTGATTAACCATATCATAATTACCAAACTTATCAATATTTGGAACTCCTATATAACCAATAATTGTACCATTAGCAAGTATATTAATACGTCTAAGTTTACTATCATATTCAGTTTCTAGATAATCACCTTGTTTAATACTAGTAAATGCTTTAACATTTTCATTCTCTACTATATACTTAAGATTAACATTATTAGTATGTTCAACTTGAAGTCTTTCAAGACGTTCTTTAGCAATACCGTCAACGTATTGAACAAATTGTCTAGCATTAAGTTTTTTAATAGTTGATTCATCAGTAGCACGATATTTACCTTGATTATTAGTGCTGGCGTAAAGGTAGTTTTTTATTTGATTAAACAAGTAATTTTTAATAATTTTATTACCTGTAATACTATCTATATATTCAACTAATTGACCAATACTAAGATAGACTTTACCATTAACAATTTTACCTCTAGTATTACCTTCACTATCAACACTATTAGCAAAATCATCCATAATAGCTTCTATATTACGTTCATTACCTGTAACAGTAGCATAAGTAGCATTAAGTAATAAACGTCTAGTACTATCATCTTGAACAGAACTATATAAACTACCTCCTGTAAGACCGTCAATAATATTATTAACTATGTCAGTAGCTTCCGTTTGTTCAAATCCAGCTTGACTAAGTTTATCAATAATAGATTGTCTAGCATTAAGTAAATCACTACTAGTAGATTCATGTCCTAAAGAATCTTCTAAATCAGCAATACTTTCATAAACTAAATCAGTACCTATTTGACCACGTTCGAAATCATCATCTGGAAGAGTATTATTAACTTCAGATTTAGGAGTACTAATAGGTTCTTGAGGAACTGGTTTCCCAGTTTGAGATTGAGGTTGTTCAGTATTAGTAGGTTCACTAGGAACCGCTCCGCTTCGCTCCGCTATACTCCCCGTAGAGGATGGAGATGATTCAGTATCATCTACATCAGTTTCATTAACTTCATTAATATCAGGATTAACAGGAGCAACTTCTTCCTCTTTAGGAGTATTATTAACATCGTTTTCAATCTCTGCAATTTCAGCTAATTGTTCTAATGTAGTTTTAAGATGTTCATTACCTTTAGAACTTAAATCAAGTGCAGCATAAGCATCTCGAATAGTTTTATCTATATTAGGTTTATTACCATTATTAGCATCTTTAATAACAGGATTAACATATTCTTTACCATATTGTTTATAAGCATTACGTAAATCGTCCATAGCTTTATTAACAATCTTTTTACGACTATTATCAAAGAAGTTATTAAGATAAGTTATACGAGATTTAATATTATCATCAGATAAATTAAGTTGATTTTTATTAACTTCAACATTAATCTCAGCATTAACAACTTCTGCTAAATCTTTAAATACTTCATTATATTGTTTTTGAAGTTGAATAGCTGATTGAACATCATTTTTATTTTCAATATCAATAGGAGTATAAAGTTTATTAATAGCGTCTAATCGTTCATTTAATTGAGCAATACGTTCTTGTTTAACAGAATTATTAATTGCAGCGTTATCTTGAATAGTTTTAATATCTCTTTGAATACTATTAATAATATGCTGATAAATACCATTCTTTGCAGAATTAATATCAACATCTTCAATATGATTATTTGTAATATCTTGATTTAAAACATTATTAGTCCAATTAAGAAGATTATTATAATTTTCTTGACGATTACGAGCATGAACCATTTGAGTAGCTATAATACGACCAACTTCAAATCCACCACCAAGTCTATTAACTTTATTTAAAGTAGTATTATATTCATTTTTAAGATTATTAATTTCAGTTTTAAATCTATTAATAAGTTCACTACTTTCTTGTTGTTGTAATCCAAGTTTATTAGTAATACTATCATTAAATTCTTTACTATTAATAGAACTTTCAAGAAGTCCTAAATTACCAGCATTCATAGAATTAATAATAATATTATCCATATATTCTTTTTCAGCTATATTACGAAGTTCTTCTTCAGTACCAGTAATAATATCTGGATTAACTTGTTTACCGTTTTCATCAGTAATAGTTATAAATGGATTTTTACCATTAGCTATATTATTAAGTCTTTCTTGATATGCTTGAAAAGTAGCAGTACGACCAAGAATTTCATTTTCTCTTTGTTTTTCAGCAGAAGTCCAATCTTTATTAAGACGTTTATTAATAAATTCTCCAGCTTTATTCATAACACTACTAAAAGTGATACCACCAAGAGCACCCCAAAATGCTTGTTCCCATAACATTGGGTCTTGAAGATAATCTTTAATAGTTTGTTGAGGAATATATTTATCAAATACTTTTTTACCATTATATAAACCATCTTGACTAGCTATATAATTAATAGCTTCTTCAACTCCTTCTGTCCATTCAGCTCTAACACCATGAAGAATATCATTACCCACATTTTTTAATGTACTAGTAATTGCTTGTTTAGTCGTTTTATTACTTAAAGCATTAGTAATTGCAGCAGCATCATCAATATTACTATTAAATGCAGTATTTAAATTTTTAAGTCTAGAACTAGTTGTATTACCACTTAAAGCATTTTTCCATAAGTTCTTTAAACTATAAACTTGCCATACGTCAAAAAGAACATTAGCCCAATCTTCAGCAAAAGTAATATCAGCACTATTCTTAGCAATATCTTTAGCTACTTCTTCATCAGACATATCTTTATATTTAGGATTATTATTATAAAACTCTTCTCTTTGTTTATCATTCATATTAGCAAGTTGAGTTTTAGAATAATCTTCAATATCATTATAAGTTTGTCTAGCTTCTTGATAATTTTCAAGATAACGAGAAGGAACTCCAATAGCAGTAGCTTCTGCTATTCTACCAGTAATGGCTCTACTCTTTTGAGTCATATTAATAGCATTAGCCATTTTATTAGCTAATTTATTAAACTTTATGCCTTTACCTAATAAAGAAACACCTTTAGCAAGACCAGTACTAGGAACCATAAGAGTTAAAGAACTAGCTATACTAGGAGCGTTACTAGCCCACCAAGCAAAATCTCCAATATCAAATGCAGCATTAGGATTTTCTCGATATATAGCTAATCTTTCATTAATAGATTCTTTTAAAGATTCAAGTCCAGAACTTATTTCAGATTGATAATCATTAGGGCTATCACTAATCATATTATAAAATGCGTCTGCTAAATCAGCAAAACCAATAGCTGTTCCAACAGTAATTTCATTACCAATCTGTCCAATCATTCTTAATCCTTGTTCCCAATTACTTTGATTAACAGCACGTTCTTTATCAAGTTTTTCGGGATCATCAACAGGATTAACATAAACATCATAAGGAGCATATTTATCTATATCATATTGGTTAAGATTATATGATTGTCCAGCAATACGACTAAATAAACGACTACGACCCTGGTCACTAATAGAAGTGCCAGGGTTGTAATCAACTAAAGTAGGAGGCTGTATAGCCCCCTTTTTAGTTTTAGGATTATATTCAGGATTAGGTGTTTTATTACCACCTTGTAGAAACTTTAATACATCCATATTAATATAGATTATTAGTTAATTCATCATAGTAATATTGAATAACATAAGGGTCTGAACTGCCACTAAGTTGGGCAAGTTTAGTAGCAACATTTTGTTGAATAGCCTTAACAGCATTTTCATCTACTGCCATACCAGCTTTAACAGCAGTTACAGTTTGTTCCCATTGAGATAAATTATCTACAATATCGACAGCATTTTCTTTACTTACTAAACCAATAGTTTGATTATTAGTAGAATTAATTAAATTAAAACCTCCACCATTAGGTACTAATTTAAATTTATCAATTCCAGTAAATGCAGCATTATTAGTAAGAGAAATAGGTCTATTAGCATTATAGTAATTTTCTACTTTACCAGCAGCTCTCCAACTAGTATCTTGATTCCAAGATTGAATAATAGAACTATCAATAGCACCACTACCTACAAGTAAAGTAATAGGTTCTCTTTTAAGTTTACCTTCTGTATCATAGTAACCTGCAATATTAATTTGAACTCCAACATCCCCAGTTTTTGGGTCACGAACAATAGTAGGAGTAATCTCATTTTCTTTAGCACTTCTAAGATAAGCTGTATAAGCTTTTCTATCTTCAGAAGTCATAGGCTCAAATATTCCATTTTCACTAGTAATATAAGCTTCACCTTGAGTTAAATCAATACCACTACGAATAGCCATCATAGCTTGTTCTTCTTTATTCTTTTTATAAGCTGAAAGTTTACTAGCTTCTTCAGGATTAGCGTTCATCATAAAATTAATTTCAGCTAATTCTGGAGTTAAAGCACTAATACCAATAGTAGAAGAAGTTATTTGACCACCATCAAGAACATCATCATTTTTAGATTTAAGAGAATCAACATAATCAATTAAACCAATATAAGGTTCTTTATTACCTGTTGGCAATCCAGCATGATGTTCTTCACCATTAGAGTCAACTCGAACAAATTTATCACCGTAACCAAAAAATCTAGTCTTAGCAGAATTAAGAAAAGCATTTAAAGGATTTCTAGTATCTTCAGCTTCTTTAACCGCTTTACCAAAACTATAAATAGATTTATGATAATCTTTTGGTAATTCAGCATATCTATAACCATTACCATCAGAACCAAATCTTACTCCAAGACTAGAAGCTTTTTTCTCTCCTCCAATAGCATTAATAAATGAATTATAAACATCATCATTATTAAAATATTGTCTAATAGCAGAACTATCTCCAAATATTTGATTAACATATTTGCTATATCTATCTGAATATTTATTACTAGGTAAATCGCTTAAACTAATAATTGAATTATATGTATCAAATCCATCAATACTATCTTCAGATTTACCAACTTTAAGACTATTAATATATTCTTGATTATCAATAATATCATTAAGATAACTTAAAGCATAAGCTCTATCAGATGGATTAGTAATATTAGTCATAATACTAGTTCTAATATCATCTGGTTTAGCAGTACTTAAATTAATATTAATATCAGGATTATATTTACTAAGTAATCCAGCTATTGATTGTCTATTACTAGTAATTTCAGCTTGAGCTTGAGCAGGCATAAAATTATCAATACGAACAGGAGTACCTTTATAAGTTAAATTATCAATAGCTTGTTTTCTTTGAGCGCTACTTCCAGAGCCAGCTTGTTTAGATAAAGCTAATTGAGCTTTCCATGCTTCGCCATAAGTAGTATTACTATCTTGATTATAAAAAGTTGCAGCATTATAGAAAGGGTCAATACGTTTAGCAAGATATTGTTCAGGAGTAAGTAGAATACCATTTTTATCTGTTATATCAGGATTACTACCATTTTGGTCATATTTCCATTTAGCAATTTTATAATCTTGTTCAAGACTAGCTTTAGCGCCAGGAGTATTTTCAATAACAGCTTTAACAGCTTCAGCAAGTTTAGCTTTACTTAACCTTTGCCAATCACCTTTAGTATGAGAATAAATTTCTCCTGTAACAGATTTAGTAATATCATCAGTAACTTTACCGTTAGCATCAAGCCATCTTGTTTGACTACCACCGCCTTGTTCTTTAGCAGCCCATTGAAGTGCTTGATTAAGTATTTGATTCATAGGAATTTCAGAAACTTCTTTATCAATAGGAGTCCATTTACTTCCACCAATAACATTACCATTCTTATCAGTTATATCTTGATAATTATATTTATTAACTGTACGATAATAATTCTTATAATCTTCAGATAAATCAGTACGTTTATCAAGATTATCCATATAAGCTTTATAATCTTGTTGAGCGCGTAAACGACCAATCATTCCAGGACTTGAAGTTATATCTCCATAAGTTCCAACTATATCATCAAGACTAGAATACGCATTACCATACTGCATATTTTCAGTAAGAGCATTACGAACTTTATTAAGTTGTTCTTGACGCCAAGCATCTTCAGCTTCATTTAAATCTAATTGAGCAAGTTGAGCATCAATTTGAGATTTAGTTTGAATAGCTTGTTGATGTCCTTGTTCAAGAGTATTATAAGTTCTAGCTAAGACATTTAAGTCAATAGGATTAACTTGTTGTCTAAAAGTAGGAGTATAAAAGTTTATCGGCATGATTGTTTTCCTCCAAGTTTTCTACGTTTACGAATAATAAATTCATCATAATCAACTCCAGCATCTCTCATAATTCTATCATCTACATTAGGAGCAGATGCTCTCATAGCACCAATAGTATTATTTAAAGCTTTACGATTTTCATATCTACTAATCATATCTTGAATACCAGCATTAATTCCACTAAATAAATTATTAATATTAGTTACTTTAGCTTCTCTAATACCATTATCAAATGCTGCTTTTCTATCTATATATTGATTGTATTGTTGAGCATTAAATTGACGAACACTTTGCTGATTACGTCTATCTTGATTAATAAGATTAGTTTCTATATTTTCTTTATTACCATAAAGTTCATTAGCAGCTTGACCAGCAGCATTACGAACTCGTTGCTTACGAGCTAAACTTACACGACTACTAGCTGTATTAGAATCAATATCACGATAAGCTTCAAATTTATCTTCTCTAATTCTATCAAGTTGAGGATTAATATTGTATTTAGTTTTAAGTTTATTAGCGCTAATAAGAGTAGGTTGACCCGGACCTCTCATTTTATTAATAGCTCTTTTACTAGCAAAATAGCTAGCTAAACTACCAGCTACATTACTACCTAGTCCAATCCAATCAGCAGTAGTAAGATTTTTAAATTTGCCTTGACCTTTACCATCAAAAGATGTAGTTCCTTTAGCAGGTGTACTAGTAGAAACAGGTAAAGTAGTTGGAATATTAGCTTCTACTTTAGGTAGATTACGATTATAAACAGCAATAGGAGGAGTTTTAGTAGGAACAGATTGAGTTGATTGACTTGACTTACTACGTCCTCCACGGGGGGTCTTCCCGCTAGATTTAGTTTCAGATAAACTTGGAATATTAGTATTATTTGTACTAATACCTCTATTATTTCCATGACTCCAACCAGCTCTAACTAAACCACTAGTAATACCAGCACCATCTTCAAATAAAGGAAGTCTACGTTCTGCGTAATATTGAGGATGACGATTTCCATTATCAATATTAGATTTATTAGTATTAGTATTTACATTATTATTTGTAATACTATTTTTAGACCATCTTCCATTTCTAAAAGTATAATCACTTCCAATAATAGTTTCTCCTCTAGCAGATTTATTAATAGGATAAATAGAAGTTCTATTAATAGTTCTATTAGTTATAGGAACATAATATCCATTTTGTTCATCATATTCCCAAGTTCTTCCATGACGATTAATTCGTTTTCCACCAACAGCAAATTTATCGCGTAGACCCCCCGTAGAGGATGGAGAATGAATTAATCCATTCTTAACATTACCATTAATACTTATAATCATATTTTTACCTCCAAATTTTCTAGATTTACGACTATAACCTTTAGTATATTTACCAATATGGTTTCGAGTATTAGATATATCTTTAAATACTTCTGAATTAACATCTTTAACATCAATTACTTCAAGACCCTGTTTTCCAACATCACCTGTAAAAATAAAATGTTGATAAGGATTACCTTTATTTCTACTAGTTTTACTAAGTCCTTCGCTAGTTATAACATTATATTTTTTATTTTCTGGATGAATACCTTTAGATTTAATATATTCTTTTAATTCGTTATTACTAAATTGTTTTTTAGGAGCTTCAAGAAGTTTAGTAGGTTTAACACCAAGAGCTTTTCTACCATTATTAACAGATAAATTATAACGAATATTAGGAGAAATAGAATAATAACCTAAAGCATCTCTACCTTTAGTAATAGCTTTTTGACTTGCTCTAGAAATATTTTTATCTAAAAGCATAGCAACTTTAGTAGCTTTATCTGCACCTCTTAAAGCTCCAGCTCCACCTAATAATATATCAAATTCAGGATTAACTTGTTCAAGAGGAGTCATATTAACTTCTTTTCTAGCAGGAACTTTTTCTAAAGTATTATTTGCTATTCTATAAGTTTCTGGATAATAAATAAAATCTCCTTGTTTAATACCACTATTTCTAGGAGATTCCATTATAGGAGTTACTCTAGTATTATCACTTTTAACTATATATTTTTCTTTACCATATTTAGCTTTAGTACCATCATCGTTAATCCCATTTCTATCTTTAAAATCTTCTTGAGCTTTAAATACTTTATTAGGATTAGCTCCACCCATAACTAATTTAGCAGGACTAACACCATTAATAATAGGTTGTGCAGAATAAACTTTAAGTTCATTTCCATTAGTTTCAACAACTTCACCATCTTCTACTTCAATACCAGTTTTATCACTAGGACCAATATCAATACCACCTTGACTATGTTTTCTTCCGTTCATATAAAAGAAATTATTACCAATAGGTTGAGCAATACCACCAGCAACTACATTTGGTACTTTACCACCAACAGCATATTGTTTTTGAGGAAGATTTCTTCCATTACTTCTAGGAGTTTGAATAATATTAAATGGAAATGTTGGTCCAAGTTCATCATCACTAGGTAGAGATTCTTTATTAAAATCTTTAACATAATTAATAAGTCTACCAGCAGTATTATTCATTAATTTTTCTCTATTATCTTTAGACACCAAATTGTTTACACCATTATAGAGAAATTCATTACCGAGTCTTATTAAACCAGTAGATTTAGCAACTTTATAATAAGCTCCACCAAGTGGAGGAATACCATTTTGAATAAATCTTCCATTACGAGTAACATTACCTCTAAATGTACTAGGTAAATTACTTATATGAATAACTTTATCTTTTCTAGGCATTTTATATAATATAATGAGAAATTGTAATTTGATTGATTTTAAGGCTCTCTGCTGAACGATAGCCTATCAGTCGATTAATAGTTCATACCTATATATAATAATTCAACAGAGAGCAAAAGACTAGCGTCTATGACCGCCATAGCGATATACATTTAGCCTATCTCGATATACTGATTGAGACATAACAGGTTGTTGAACAGTACCATTAGTAATCCATTCAGGACGTTCAAGACCAGTTTTAGGAGCACTATAACTAGCTTGGTCAGCTTGTTTAACTTGAATTGGTTGTTGTCCTTTACTTCCAAACATACCACCAATTAAACTTCCAGCAGCACCAATAGCAGCACCAATCCATGCTTTTCTACGTCCACCACATTTATATTTATTAATAAAACTAGAACGTTGATACATAGTCATTGGATTAATCATTTTATCAGAAGTAATATTAAGTTGCTGTTGACCAGCTTGAAGTTGTTTACGTTGCTCAGCTTCTTGAGCAATACGTTTATTTTCATTAATTTGTTGATTAGCAGAAATACCTTGACCTATTGCAGTACCTAATTCACCAAGTCCTTGAACTCCTGTAATAGAACTAGCAAGATTACCTAAACCGGGAAGAGCATCAGCAAATTCAGTACCGAAACCAGCTTTACGTCGAACTCTACCGCCACATTTAAGAGTAAGCTTATCATTATATTGACCAACATAATCTTGATTAGCATAAGCACTAGTTAAAGCTTGAGCATTTTGTAAAGCATCTTTATGGTCTTGTGCAGCTTGAGCTTCAGCTTGGGCTTTTTCTTGAGCTTTCTTTTGTTTATTACCTTTAATTATACCACCAGCAATACTAGCAGCTGCACCAATAATAGCACCAATAAAAGCTTTTTGTCTTTGTCTATCTCTATATTGTATCATAATTTTCTAAATTGAGTTTGAGCACATTCAAGACTTTCAAATTCAATGCGCTTATTATCTGAATTATTAAATATGAAACGAACTACAAAATAATTACCATATACTCTACGAAGTTTATCACTTACTGTATTAGGATGTTCTTTAATTGCATTACGGAAATAATTAAAGTTATATTGAGTAAGTTCATACCAAGGTTTTTTATACTTATTAAATTCATTAAGTTTATCAATATTAATATCTATATCATCAGTATCATTATCTTCATTAAATATACGAAGTATATCACCAGCATAAGGATGTTCTCTTAAATCAACAGGATTATTAATATTATCGCTATAAATAGGAATATATATCTTACGAACTTTATATTTAATAAATTCAAGAAATTTAATAAGTTCATAAGATTCATTAATCATAATATCAATATAACTATTATGAACTAATACAGGTTCATCGCCAACTTCTTGTTTAGATACTAGATATAGACTTCTACTATCATCACCCATATGAGTATTAAATCTACCATAATTATATTCATTAGTAAATACATGGAGAGGACAATTAAGTCTATCATCGTTATGTTCAGTTTGAAAGTAACATTTAGTTTTAGTAGACCAAGCATTATTAAAATAATAATCATGTAAACTAATAAAACTACCTATTTTATAATTAAAACTAATAACTTCATTATGTGATTCTATAATAGATTCTTTAGTATTAGGATTAATATTATCATAAGTATAATCAAATTTAATTAGAATACGATTATTAAATTTATCATGAGCAAATCTAACTTTATTAGGATGATATTTATCTAGCCATAATTTAATATCTTCATCCATTATTTTAAGTTGACCATCATCAAATTGATAAAGTTTATGAAAATCATCGTTATAAAAAATATAACCAAATTCTCCAACTATATATGCTAAATCATCTTGCAGTCCACCATAACCTTTATCACTAGTAAAAACTTCTTTATAATCAACTTCAAAAGCATCTGGTTGATATAATTGAACATTTTCATCTCTAGTTTTAAGTGCAGCACTTATATCAAACATAAACATACTATGTTGAGTATGTACTAATAGATAATATCCAATACCAACAAGATTAGTAATTATTCCTTTATTTTCAGTAATATTTTTATAACCTTCAATAGGAAATACTCTCCAAGCATTAACTTCACTTTCATCTTGAATAATATTACTACGTCTTATAGTTTTATCAAAACGAGTAATATTAATAATATCATTACGATATTGAGTTAATAACTTAGGAACAAATTGGTCAACATTACCAATAGGGTCTTTAAATAAATCAACACTATTTTTAGGTTCTACAAACGTACCAAATGCAACACTTTTTGTATCAGTTTCTTCTTTAATACTAAATGCTATTTTACTAGGTTCATTATTAAAACATTTACTTTCAAAGAACTTATCGCTATAAAGAGGAAATTGAATATATTCAACAAAAGGTTTATCAAACCAACAAGGATGTGTACCATCAATATAATAATAAGGAGTATTATTAGGTGAATATAATCTATAATCTCCTTCATTCATAATAACTCTATTATCATTATATACTAATACTCCATCATATGTCATTCTACCATTATATCCATGTTCAATAGAATATGTTCCACTAGAATAACGAACATCATTAAGTCTTATAAGTTCTTTTTCTTTATTAATATAAATATTTCTAGTACAATTAAGAACAGTAGCAAGAAACATAGTTTCAGCATCTAAAGAAAGTTCTTTATAATCATCCATTTCTAATGCTGTACCTTTTCCAGCTCTATCATCTGCGATACTATCAGCTACTACTAATTTATAATTATTAATAGGTTTATATACATTTCTACTTATTACTCCTATAACAGGCATATTATAACTATATGGATAAGTAGTATTAACAACCATATCAACAACATCAGATTTTTCTCTAAACGGTTCAAATGTACATTTACCATCAATACGAATTATATTAAAATCATATTTAATAGTATCATCAATGTCAAATCTACCACTATATAGATAACATTTATCACTAGTATAATTATTAGAAACAAAACCTGGCTTAGCAGCATATTTAGATTCTTGCCATGTAACATTACTAGCTATATTAGCAAAATCTTTTCTAGTTAATAATCCTGTATATCTAGTAATAGGTTCTACTTTTTCATAACTAACAAACCAACCAACATAACCTAATTCTTTTATTTTATTCCAAAGATTATTATCAATATTAACATTAATATAGAACTTATTAAAGGTATCATTCATATTATATACAAAACCTCTAGTATGTTCTCCGCCAATAGATTCAGATTTAAATATTAAATCTGGTATTCTAAATAGTTCATCACCATTAATATTTTCATAATAACCAAATTTAGCTTCATTATCATAATTGCCATAAATAATTTGATTACTAGTTGGAGTATAGCTACCACTATTTATAACTTGATAAACATATAAATCATTATATTTATCTTTATCTTGATAGTCTATAAAATAATTAGAAATAAGAGTATATAAATCATCTCTATTAGTTGCTTCTAATTCGCCAGCACTATTAAGTAAAATATTAGTTAAAGGATTATTAATAGGTTCAGCAGTATAAACTACAATTTTACTATCAGCAATATATTGTTTAACATTAGAACTAATACTAGATATTGGAATAGTTCCACTAATTACAACCCAATAAGGAATAGTACCAGCAGTACCATTAATCCAATCAACAGTTATTATAGTACAATGAGAATTATCATTTATAACATCATTTATATATTTATCTTTATTAGATAATTTATATCCTCTACTAGCATCACCATACTTATCAACAAAATGAATAAAGAAATTATATACTTCTCCAGGAATAAGAGTATCATTCTTTTTACGTTCATTAAAATCATAAGAAGAATCAATTACACTATGAGTAATTCTCATTTTACAATTATCAATATCAAATTGAGCAGTTCCAAATATTATAACTCCGCTAGTAAATACAGCATCTTCTGTAAATCCAACACCATTATAAGTATAACAAACAATTTTAACTTTACTAGGTAAACTATAACTAGATATATTATTTTCATACTTATAACTAGTAGGAATAATAAAACAATTACATGCTAAATATTCTTTAATATTAGCTCCGCCTTTAGAACCTACTTTTATTACAGTATTATAATTAACTTTTAAATATTCATGAGCAGCAATACCTTGAATAACAGTTTCATTAAGAAGAGTTTTAAAAGTACGAAAAGGATATTGATTATTATTAAATAGTTTAGTATAATCAGCTATTTCATAATCTGCAGTTCCAGTAAATCCAAGACTAGCCATTTTAAAATAAGGTCCTTTTTCACTAACTGCATGTACAACATTATAACTGTTATAATAAGCATTAACAGATTTATTTCTAAGTTTAATAACAATATCATTAACAGATTCTTCTAATGTTTTACCATCACTCAAAGTTCTATTATCATTATCACTTTTTTCATCATAATTAGCAATATATATTCTATTTTTATAATTAATAATGTTACCAACATTATAATAATTATAATAATCAGTAGTTAAATCTGCTATATTATATTCCACAAGTACATCTCTACTAAACTTAAAAATATTACTATTTAAATCATCAGTTCTAAAAGCTTGCGTACTATCTTTTTTACATATAATAAGTCCTAATTGATAAAGTCCTGAACGACCACCAGTAATACTTACTTCAAAAGTTTGATTACATATATCTTTAGAATCACTAAAAGAATCACTATTTCCATAGCAATATCCATTAGGGTCATCTTTAGGATCATAAACAAACTCTTTACGAAAACAAACTTTATTAATAACTTGTGGAATTATAACATCATTAAAAATAGGAAATCCAATACTATACCATTTAGTATAATTAGTCTTATCTATTTTATATCTAATAAACATAAAATAAAATCCTTTATAAGCAGCTCCACTAACATAATTTAAATTACTAACTGTGGGTAAAGTTACTTGAGGAATAATAGACATTTCAGTATCAGGACTTCCAGAATCTAAATCAATATTAATAGTTTTAAGAGGAACATCAACAGAAGCATCACTTTCGGCAACAGCAATTATAAGATGATTTTTAACATTATATGTATATGTTCCTTTAATCTTACCGCCGTTATATTTCCAATTACTGTTTGCTCTATAACAACTAGAAGATTCTTCATTATATCTATAAATATAAGATTCATTATTATCTACATTAATAACAAATAAAATAAGTTCAGTGCTAGTAGGAATAACACCAACTATTTTAAAATTATTAATACCATCTTCATGAATACTATTAGCAATTATACTACAATCTTCAAGCCCTTCTTCATTAACAATCATCCTATCGTCATTACTTATCTTAACATTCTTAGCAGCAACTAAAGAATAAGGAACACAATCTCCAGGATGTTTATTAAGACTAAGTTTCTTTTGTATATTCATAATTATTTAGGAAAAGTAAAGTTATAAAAGAACTCATTCCAACCACTATCATCATCACTTTGTTCATCTAATAAAATACTAGTCTTAATATCTTTTTTCATACTTTCCCACAAATAGAAAGGATTAGTACCATATTGACTAGCAGAAAGATTAAATACAGGATGTTTATATCCCCTCATAAGCATACGAGCCATACAATAATAAGTAAGACCTTGAATTAATTTACCGTTAGCAGGTATAACAGGAATTTCACAATGATAATTATCACTATATTGAGTTTCAATATCTTTATAAACAACTGTTATACAAGTATCATTAAAATTAAGTTCAATAGTATTACCTCCAATAAGAATATAATTATGATTTGACTTATCATATCCTCCACGGGGGGTCTGACAATGAGAATGAACTTCATGCTGGCATCTTGGACATTCAGTATTATTATGAACTGTATAAACAACAGGATTACATCCTACTTTACCAGTATCAATAACTTCTCTAGTTCTAGAACCATTAGGACAACAATCATCAGGCATACCAAGATAGTCTTTATTAGTAGCACGCTCCGGACTTTCGTCCTCCGCTTGACCCCCCGTAGAGGATGGAGCAGATTCAGTATCACTACATCTATATTTACTAGTATCAGCTCTAGGTACTTCACAACCATTACTATCATATACTTTAAGACCGTCATCAATAAGACAACATTTACTTTTAGCTATCTTATTAATGACGGTTAGTTTCATTTTCTTATCAACTTTACGAAGAACTTTAAGTTCATTCATTGCATCTACACACCAAGCAGGAACTCTAGGAATCCAATCACTATTATCTGGATTGAAATCATTATCAAGTTTAGCAATGATATGCTCTATTGTAATCGTTTTATTATTTGCCATAATTTATAGATTTATCAAGAATAACTCTACCATCAGCATCAAGCATAATGCCAACTTCTTTATATATGTCAAGATAAACTTTAATAAAATCAGAATAACTACCTTTAAATATCATTTCATGATTAACAACATAAACAGATTGTTTAGTAGTTCTACGAATTATATTATTAGCTTCAAGTTCTTTAATATATCTATGAAGATGAATAAATGAACAAATCTTCTTAGTTTCATCATTTTCTTTAAGTATAATTTTATTAGAATTAAACTTAATAGTTTTAGCAATATAACAAATCAGTTTAACAATAACTACGCTTTTTGCGTTATTAGTAATATAATTTAGTAAGTCGGTACTTATTTGAGCATATCCTCTACGTTCATAAAAACTTTGAATAATCTTTATTCTAGAAGCTTCAGCTTCAACAATATTAATATCTTTAAGTTCTTTTTCAACAAAAAATGGACTAGGAATTACTTCTTCAAGAATAAGTTCAGTTTCACGAACTTTACGAGTAACAACAGGACTTTTAAAATTAAATTCAGGCATAACTTTATTTGTTTAATGATTAACAACTTTATCAATATAACGAAAATTCGACCTCCGGTGGCGATATTTTAGTTAAAATAAGTGTTAAACACGCCATGGGTGGCGTAACTTTTTTTTATTTTTTCTTCTAACTTATTGAGTATCAGCGATTAATAAATGTTAACCCTATCTTATATATATACATACAATAGCAATATTAATAAGTTCAGCATTAAAAAGATTAGCAAAATCATTAGTGGATACTCCCCGTGGAGGATTGATAGGATTAGTATTAGCTAGAATTAGTTCAATATACATCTCCATCCTCTACGGGGGGTTGAGTGGAGCGCAGCGGAACGTTCAACTACATCACTTTATTTATCACTATATCTAGTTTTATTACCATTATTATGTGCTCCACGTTCATACTTTTGTTGATTAACATTTCTAATATATTTAAATGGAGCATTAGGTTCTCGTTCAAGATAAACAAGAAGTTTACTTCTTAATCCTAATTTAAGATTAAAAATATCATCAACAGTTTTACATTCAGAATTAAGTTGTTTAGCATCTTTGCCTCTAAGTTCTCTGTTAATATAATTAGCATATTTAAATTTAATAGCACTATAACTATGAGTTCCATTATTAATAAGTTGTATTTCATAAAACTCTTTATTAGTTTTATAAACTACATAAGGAATACCATCATACTTAAGTCCACGAATTTTATATATTTCAGCTTCTTCTTTATCATAAGGTTTAAGACCAGCATCAATAATTTCTTGTTTTTTAAGTCTAGTAGCGTTCCAATCAACATAAGTATCTCTAGGTTTATCTCTATATCTCCAGAAATTAATAACTAAATCACCAATTTCATATTTAAAATGATAAGCATAACCTTCAAGAACACATTTATGAACACCATAACTATAATACCTATGAATATACTTCTTATAATCAGAAAGACTTAATTCAGAACGTCTTGTAGCAAGTTTAAGAGCAACAATATAATCGTTTGCTTTTTTAGCTAAGTTACAATAACGCAAAAGTTGGAGAAGAACAATACGTCTTTCTCCAACTGTATAACTAAGTTGATTATTAATTAATTGTTCTAACTTATTAATTAATTCAACATTATCATTAAGAAATTGAAACCCATATTCATTAAGATTAATTTTTAAATCATCTTTAATAACTTGATTTTTACTTTTAATATAAGCACGACAATCAGCTTTCATCTTATTTATAAGTTCAAGTTCTTTATTATATTTTGCCATATCGTCATTAGAAGTTTCAATAAACTTTTTATAATAATGACTAATATCTATATCTTTAATCATAATTTATCTAGTTACAAAATTATCAATAGGAGTTTCATTTGTTTGACGAGGAACTTCAATAAGATTACGTTTAAATACAATCTCTTTAAGAGCTCCAATCATATCTTCAGGAATAAGAAATTCATCATCATCGTATTTAGCTTCATCATCAATAGGGTCATAATTTACATCTTTAGCTTTTTCAACAGTTTCGGTAGGAACAAGATAAGGAATTTCAAATGGAGATTCAATAATAATAGAACCTATATTTTGAAACCAATCTTTATTATTACTAAAGAAATAAATATAACCATTAATATAATCATAAACAGGAAGATTACACATACCTGCAAGATAATGATAAAACTTAGCACTAGCTTCTTTTGCAAATGGTATTTCTATCCCAGTATGTCCGGTAGTTCTAATTGATTGGAAAGGTAAGTTATTAATAAGTCTAACTGGCTTTGGAACTTCTTGTTTAGTACGTTTAATTGCAGGAAGTCCAAGAGTTTGACTATTATATAAGTCACCATCAGGAACATTAATAATAGAAACACGAATACGTTGTTGCAAACCTTTATCAACATATTTATGATTTTCATAACTTTTACGAATTAGTTCATTACGACCATGAAGAATAGCATATCGAAGATTACGTCTAAGAGGAATACTATTAGGATTGCCAACAGCATGAGCAAATTCACTAACTAATTGATTAAGACTAGCCATGTTAAGATTGACTTGCGTTTTCTAATTGATGAACTCTTTGTTCAAGTTCATTAATCTTATTAGAATATGTTTCAACTTTAGTTTTAAGTTCATTAACTGTTTCAGCTAATTCATTATGTTTTTGCGTTATAACTTTAACATCTTGTTCAAGTTCAGTATTATTAGTATAATCAACAATAGAATTCAATAATTCAATTAATAATTTTCTATCTTTATTAGATATATCACTATTTAAACAGCATATAGTTCTAATAATATCATCTTTAAGTTTATCTTTAGTCATAATATATTATGTTTGAGGTTTAACTTTTTCTTTTCTATTTTTAGCATAAATACGCCAGTCATATTTAATAATTTTAAAATTAATAGGAAAATGATTAAGTCTATGTATAGAATAAAATAGAGTTTTATCTCTACTATCAGCGTAATAAGCTTTACCATTTCTAATAAAATTAATTCTAAAATACTTAGCATAATTAATAATTTGAATTATTCTAACGTATTTACCATAATATTTAGTAATATTAGTTCTTTTACCATTCCAATTAGAATATCTGACACCTGTAAGACTTTGAATTTTATAAAGAAGATTTTTAGCATCAGCGTGTTTAAGAAATATAACCTTTAATATTATTATAATAAACTGTTGCAGGAGTAGTATCGAGAAATACAAAAATAGAAAACAAATTAATTAACCAACTACTCCTAGCAACAGTTCCACGTGGACTTATTTAATCAAGCTTAACTGTGGTAAAGAAGCCGACAGTAACACCAGCATCCAACCGAACCCAACCAGAATGAAAGTCACCAGAGCCAGTCCCAAAACCGGCAGCGCGACCATCAAGCAGAAGCACACGAACAGCTTTATCTGTATCTTGTCCATCATTACCTCTTTTCCAATTATAATCAGCTTTTTTATTAGTTCCAACTTTATTAGGAACAAAATAAGGACCAAATCTAAAATCAAATTCAGTAATAAAACCATTAGTATTAGCTTGGTCACCTATAAAATAACATTTATCTTGAATATTATCTATTGTAATATCAGAATGATTAACACCTTTTTTAAGAAGATAAACACTATTATAATTTGCATTGCGATTTACAATAACTACATCTCTAATAAATGTCCATATATCACCAAAAAAGTTTAGAATACCACGATAAACAGCAGGATAAGTATTAAAATTACTACCATCTGTATTATAATTTCCTAGTTCATAATGGTCACCATTTGTACTACCATTACCAATATTATGTTCAGCAGTCCAATAAGTTTGTACAATAGGATTATTGCCATTAAAAGCTGTCCATCTTTCCCAATTTAAATTAGTAACACCAGCACCAAGACCTCCTTGTTTAAATCCATCACTAGTTAAATTAGTATTTAATGCAGCTTGATTATCAAAATTAGCATACTCAATATAACAAAGAGCCTGTAAAGCACAATATTCAAGATAATCAATCATTGTAATCCAATCACCGCGATTAGCACAAAATTCATTGGCTTTATCATAAGTAATTCCAGTTCTAGGTCTACCTTGTAATTTAGTAGCAACAACAGAAGAATTTTTATCTCCTCCTAAATATCTAGTATCGTCATGTTTAATACAAGCACTAAATACTTCTTCTTTACCATCTTCTCTAGTTCTAGTCATAGTTTTGGTATGACTTATAATAAAAGGATGAACTCTAGTAAATGTTCCATCAATATTAAAATCACTTATCCAAAGTTGATATTTAGTACCAGTATCTTTAACACATATATAAAATTCTGGAACTCTTACCCCAACATCGCCATCACTTCCATCAAGAGGAGGAATAAGACCATTTTCAAGAGGTTTAGCCCAACCCGTAGGATTAAGGAAATAACTTATTTTCTTTTCATTATAGACACAACCTTTAAGTCTATTTTGGATAGGAAGTTCTCTATGAAATTTAGCATTACCAATTCTAATTACATCATTATCATTTTTAGTCCATTCTATACCATAAGCAGCATTTTCAAAAGTAGGAATAAATGCAGATGAACCCCAAGCAGGATTGCCTTGTTCATTAATAATTAAACTATCTCCTTTAGATACTCCATCCAAATTAGGAAGATGTTTAAGTCCTTCTGCAAGTTCATTTAGTATATGCTTGTTAAATCTTAACAAGCCATTATACATTTCTACTAAATTAAAATTCATATTAAGCTTGTTCTAGAGCATCAACTCGACCGTCAAGAGAATTAATATTATTAGTATTTTGATTAACTTTAGTTACAAGTCCTTGAAGAGCAGTAATTATAGCATCGTTTTTAGTATCATTACTAGCTTTCATAGCATTAATTGCAGCAACTATATCTGTATTTGCTTTATTAATAGTAGAATTAACAGTATCAAGTTTATTACCAATAGTAGTTTTCATACTATCAACAGCAGCTTTAATACTATCTAATTTAACATCAATTTTATCAAAACGATTATTAAGAAGAGTTTGAGTTTCATCTGATTCACTTTTATGTTGATTTTCAAACTCATCAAATTCAGCTTTAACCATTTCATGTAATTCAGTAATCTTTTGACTAATCTCATCAAGATTAACTATAACATTATTTTCTCCAAGCTCATCATGTTCTTTATTACCAGAAATACTAAGTTTAAGATTATTAATAAGTTTACTAATTGCATCTAACTTATAATTAACTCTTTTATCATCTTCCATATCTTTAAAATTTAGTTTGTTACAAATATAAATTATATTATTAATAACAAGTAGTTTAACAATATTATTAACATTTTTTAATTAAGCAGTTTTAGAACTATTAATACCTAGATATTTAGTCCAAGTATAATGTTTACGTTCACTAATATAATTAAGATTATCATCATTAATATGAGCTTCTTCTTCAAAACTTACATCTTTATAAGTATCATGTTGTTTAATATGAAATAGTCTTATAATAAGATATTCAATACCATACCATATATAGAAAAAGATATATAACATCTCTTTCATTTGTTCTGTATGAATAGCTTCATGATTAAGTTCTTTATTACTTAATTCACCTTTAGTAAATATAATACCAAAAAGATTAATAGCTTTATAACCATTAAAAGGAAAATGTTTAGTCTTAATAACTCTCATAACTTTACTATTTTGAAATTTAATATTGTAAATATTTATGTACGTTCATAGAGCCACTTTTTAGGCTCATAACAAGACTTTCATTAAATCATGTACAGTTAATCAGCTAGGCTTAAAACTAGCCAAATTTGGCAAGCTATACTCCCCGTAGAGGATGGAGCAGGCTTGAATTAGTCAGTCAAGCCTAGCTAATCAATCTCATACAATCTTAACCAATAGTATTATCTATATCTTTATATCCAACACCAAACTTCTTTAGAATAGGACTAACAACCCAACTCCAAAACACAGGAGCAAGTACAGCACTATTAACAAGCATAATAGTATTATCATATCCAGATGCAATATAAATAATAGCCATAGTAAAAATACTTATAATTAATATACATCTTTTCTGCCAAGTAGGAACTTTATTATCACCATTAAAATAATCAATAGTTTTAATAATAATATAAGTTAGAACATTAACAATAAACATAAATCCAAAGTCAAAATTACTAAGGATGCCATCTACAATTACATCAATAAATTTGTCCATACTAAAATTTAGATAAATAAAAAAGGGAACTATCCGAAGATAATTCCCTTTTATAGTTTTACAATAATGATTAGTTATTCATGTGAAAATATTCCCACACTTTATCACCATCAAAATCTACATCTTTAAACCAAAATGTAATAGCACTTTCAAACACTTTATTATCTATATTACCACCAAACCATTCTTCAAATAATTTAGCATAATCATGATATTGAGCATTAATTGCAACATAAACATCGCAAGGTTCAACATCTTGTACCATACTTTGTAACGCATTGTAATTAGTTACATAATCTTGGTTAGTAAGCAACATATTTTGTTGTTCTTGTGTAAGCGGTGCAATTTCAGCATCAATAGCATCCCAAATTCCTTGGTTAACAGACTGTTGTGGAACTACCTGTTGATTTTGAACTACACCATTATTTGCAGCTGCAACAGCATTTCGACGATAAGCTTCATTAATTGCTTGTTTTTGACTTTGAAGAAAAGCAATTTGTTCATCAATGCTATTAGTCATTTTTTCACTAGGTAATAGTAAAGGGTCGCCACCACCTAGTATGAATTGATTAACAGGTATCATATCTATTCTAATTTTATGTTCTTAATCAAACTTAGTAATATTACTGAGCAGGAGTTGTACTAGCAGTTTGAGTAAAACCGCATGGTAAACAACCGTTAGCATTACGTCCAACTAAACCAGTAACAGTAGGTTCATTCGGAAGAGTAACTACACCATAAATAACATTGCAAGTCTTTTGATTAGTATAGTTGATACCAGCCGTAAACATTCTTTCCATTTCGCATTGGATAAGTTTATCCTGATAAGGACGAATAGCTTTAGTAACAGCTAATTCGGCTTTCAATTCAGATATTTCTTTACGGATATCATCATCAGCGTCACGAGTGTACTTGTAAAGATTAAAATGGTCAGTGTTATTTTTCTCAATAAGAGCATCAGTACGATTACGTCCATCAATATAAACACCAAACAATTCACTATTAAGACGTTCTCTATCTTCAAAACGTTGATTCTGTTGAGTCAAAGCCCATTGATAAAGACCACCTTGAAGAGCTAAAGTATCTTCACAAGATTTTTCCCATGCTTGAAAAGCAGTAGGAGCACCGCTTCCACTACCAGCAGTAGCACCAAGTACGTTAATATTAGTAGAGCCATCACCTAACATTCCACCACCAGCGCCACCTAAAATACTAGCACCAGCAGAACGACGATTACCAAACAAAGCCCAAGCACCAAGTGCAGTACCGATAATACCAAGAGTTAAACCTGCATTAGCCTTACCGTTTACATCACGACGATTACCACCGTCATAATTCATTCCAGCACCATTATAGCCCTCTGGAACAACTTTCACTTTTTCAATTACTTGCATAATAAATTAAGGTTTAAGTTAAAAAAATAGATTAATACTTGTAGTTTGAACTACATAATCTATAGCACTTAAACCGTTATCTTTGTTTGGTAATTAACATTAATTTAACTTTCAATAGGATTATATATTGTCAACTCACCAATTTTGTTAAGTTTAGTATATTTTATTTCACCAATTGAAGTCTTACCATCATCAGCAGGACCAGTTTGACTAGCAACATTACATTGAATAACTTGTTGTCCTCTAAATTCAGCATTACCTGCAACAAAACCATAATTAAATTTATAAGTATTATTATATATTGTATTATAAATGGTATTATCTGAATTAAGTAAAGCTGTCATATAAGTATATTCGTAAGTATCATCTTTATCAACATTTAACTTAGGAGAACCAAGAGTATTAATATATCCATTTAGATTTATTTGATTATTCCATACTTTATACTTAGTATTAGGAGTATTTTCATACCAACAATAACCATCTTTATGTACCATTCCATTACCAGTACGAATTACTTTAACACTAGGAAGTTCAAAAATGCTATCATCAACAGGATTAACTCTAAAATATATAGGTTCACCACCAGCAATAGGATTAGCTCTAACAACTTCACCATACCAACATTCTTTATAACCTCCATTACTATAATCAGGCATATCTATTTTACCATCAGAAGTTGGAAATAAAAATTCTCCACGTTTATCAATATCATCTTCAACATTTGTTAATTGCCAAGCATGAACTATAACTCCTCCTTTATAAGCAGTACATTCAATAGTAACATTTCCAACACCTTTTAAACCAAACCAATTAGCACATAAATTCATCTTCATTATATCAGGCATTTTATCTTCTAATTCAATCATAGATTCAATGTTGAACATAATACATTCAGCACCAGAAAGTACATTATCACCACCCCAATATAAATAAGGTACAATACCAGGTTTTGAGTTCCAAGAATAACCAACAGCTGAATAGTTTAAACTATCAATAGGAGAATTAACATAATATGATTTAGTATCCAAATCAGAACCATCATTTTGACCCCAAATATATCTAAGTTGAACACTAGTAAAATCACTAAAATGAATAACAGAAGTAGGATAAATATGATTAGTACCATCATAAACATGAGCAATATTAGTTTGACCTACTGTTCTCTTTCTAAGAGGTTGAGCAACTCCTCCTTGACGTCCAAGATTTAAACTCATTATTCATCAACAATATTATAAGTCATTCCAGCAACTGGGGTAATAGTTGCATATTGGGTAGCAGTTCCTGTCCAAATTGGAAGACTAAGTTTATTACTATTTGCACTAGGCATAGTCATATTAACTCCACATCCATCGTTAATAGCTTTTTGAATCTTATCAAGATTAACACTTTGAGTAATAGTTTGATTTATTTCTTCTTTAAAACTATTAAATGTATCATTAGTAACATAACCACCAAGTAAATTATTAACTTCTTGTTTATTATAAGTTTCACTTTTAGTATAGTAATTATCAAACATGTTATTAATTTCTTCTTTGGTATATCCTTCCATAGCAGAAGTATCACCCATTACTCTCCATTCAGTACCATTCCAATAACAAATCTTTCCACCACGATATTCAATTTGACCTTTAGCCCAATTACTACAAGTTACATTAGGAAAATATTCAGACTCTTCACCAACCATACCTGTAAGTTTACATTTATTTAAATTAATAGTACCATTCTCAATAATACCACCTTCAAATACAAGTTCACATCCGCTAGGCATTGTAATAGTTTTACTATTTAAATCAAAAGCATAACGAATAATATAACGAGTATTTTCTTCGTTAAGCATATCTTGAGTAAGAACAGCTTTATAATTAAGATAAATATTATTCTTAACTTGAACTAAAGTTTCTTCATTAAAATAATATTTAATATTATCTACTGAATTAACATATATAATACCAAGTCTTGGACGTTCATCAGAAAGACAAGTATTATAAATATTATAATCTTCACTATTTCCATAAACAGGAGTGTTGACCCCCCGTAGAGGATGAACTCTATCAGTAGGTTCTACAATCGTCCATCTAGTATAATAATTATAAAAGCCAATTCCATCATGAATAGTCTTAACTCTAAGAACAAATAATTTATGATAAGTATCATAATAAATACCAGCAGTATTACTTAAATCTGTTCTAATAACTTCATATTTATCAGTATTAAGAATTATTTGACCATATTGTTCACAATAAGTATCATCAAGAAAACCATCAAATAAAAGCTGTTCTGCATTACTAGCATCATCCTCCACGGGGAGTAAAACCTTGCGAACTATTTTATATCCTTTACCACTTTTATATTCAGGCTCATAAGGTCTATCTTTAAGACTAAGACGATTTACATTACAACAACCAGGAGTTAATCGAAGAGTAATATCTTCTTCATCAGGATAATTAATAATAGTAACTTTACCATCAGCAGCAATCATTTGCTTAAGAGCTTCGTTAAGCATATTCCAATCAATAGTTCCATCAGCAATTGGAATTTTAGCACCAGATTCTTCAAGATATTTTTCACTAAGAATTTTAGTCCAATTATCATCAGAAACCCAACTAGTTTCAACTCCAGCTTGAAGATTACTACCTATATAACTTTCAGTTACAGATATATTATGTTCAGCATCATAATAACTTATAGTAAGACTATTACGTCTAAATATAGCAGGTACAGCTTTACGAGTGTTAACTCTAGTTCCTTGATATGGAATCCATAGATGATTAAATCTAGAAAGAACAACAGTTAAATTATTGTTTGTATCTTTATCAAGAATATTTTGAAGATAAGTAATAGGAAATACTTTATCATAATTATTCTGACTTAGTTTTTCATATAATTGTTTATCATTCATAGCTATATAATTAATTTGAATAATTTTAATAAGTAAATAAACAATATAGTTATCACTAACATTGTTATATTGAATAATATTTCATCATGCCTCAACTAGAACTCTTATATTAAATACTATATTATTAGAAGTCATAGTAAATTGACATAGTATAGTAAAATCAGAAATAGTAATATAAGAATTAACACTAATAACAGTGCCGTTAGTATTTATAATAATGCCATTAACATTAGCAGAATTAATTAAACTACAGTTATATTTATCACCGCTACCATCTTCATGTTCAAACCAAAAATATAATTCACCAGAATAAAATGTACTAACATTAGTAGGAATATATACGTAAACAAGAACAGGACTACTAATAATATTATTATAAGTTGTTTCTCCATCATATATAGTATCTACATTCATACTATTTATATAAATAGGTAATGCAACATTAGTAGTAGTAAACTTATTATTTTGTATGCAAAAACGACCAACTACAGGACTACCTTGTTGAGTACCTCTAGTAGTATTATTTTGTGAACTTAGCCATCTCCATTCAACATACCATGTTCTACTACTAGTAGAAGAATTAGATAAAACTTGTATTCCAAAAGCTATCATATTATCACCTGCTGTACTGGCATTACCAACTAGTGCATCACAATTAACTTTACTAATAGTTACAATATCACTGGCAGTATAATATTTATAAGTAGTACCGCCACTTCCTTCTACTCCATTCCAAGTATATTTTTGAGTAGTATATATCTTATAATATACATATATTAATTCTCCTTTTGAAGATATATCCTTATCAATTTCACATACATTAGGATAAGTGGTACTATCAATACCGGTATCTGGACCAGTTCCATAATATGTAGTATGATATATTACATTTTGATAAACTAAACTACCAGCAGATTGAGTAATAGTAATATCTTTAGTAGCACTATCTATAGTAGCTCTAAATACCGAACTACGAGAATTAGTAGAAGTATTATTACCATAATTAACAGTTTTACTATTTAATGTTGCAGCTCCACTAACTTTACTTAATGTAGGAGTACCACTATCTTGTTCTGTATAAGTAGTTCCAGTACCATTCCATTGCCAAGTTCTACTTCTAGTAGCAGATGTAGATAATGTAGAATTACCGCCAGCAGCAGCTATAGTTATAGGATTAGCAGTTAAAGTAATATTCCATGCTCCCCAACTACTATAAGTTTTACTACCAGCAGATTGAGTAATATCACAATAATTAGAAGAACCACCATAAGAAGCAGTAACTCTAGTAGTCCTAGAACTAGTAGAAGTATTATTACCATAACTTAATGTAGTTCCACTTAAAGAACCACTACCACTAGCACTTAATGTAGGAGTACCACTTTCACTTTCTGTTCCACCTGAACCGCTAACTCCATTCCATGTCCAACTTCTACTTCTAGAAGCACCGCTATAAATAGTAACAGAGCCACCAGATGCAGAAACTGTAAAACTACTAGCATTACAATATACGCTCCATATTGACCAACTTCCATATACTTTACTACCAGCAGATTGAGTAAAAGTAGTATCAACATATTCAGTATCCATAGTAGCACGAACAACTGTAGATTTACTACTAATTGTTGTATTATTACCATAACTAACAGTAGCTGTTGTACCACTTACACTAAAACTACCATCACCGCTTTGTTTAGTCAAAGTTGGAGTACCAGTTCCTTGTTCAGTATAACTTGTTCCTGTTCCATTCCAAGTATATGACCTAGTACGTATAGCAGTAGGTGCACTAACAGTACCACTACCACCAGATGCAGCAATAGTAGTTCCACTTGAACTCTTATTAATAGTCCATTTAGACCAACTACCATAAACTTTACTTCCAGCACTCTGACTAATTGTAATAGACTTAGTAACACCTGAATGAGTAGCAGTAATATTTATACTTCTACTGTTTGTTGATTCATTATTACTAGCAGTAACAGTAGTACCGCTTAAAGTAAAACCTGTAGCTGTTCCACTAAGCGTTGGTGTACCTGTTTCAGTATCAGTATGAGTAGTTCCAACTCCATTCCAAGTCCAAGTTCTAGAACGACTAGCACTAGTAGTTATTGTTGATGTTCCCCCACTTGCGCCTATCGTTTGCGTACTTGCTGAGATAGAAACAGTCCATGCAGACCACGCTGAATACACTTTTGCGCCTGCCTGTTGCGTTATCGTAACCGTTTTGGACAATCCTACATAACTAGCGGTAAGTACCGCAGAACGGGCTGAAACGCTCTCATTTGATGTAAATATTATTGAATTTCCATTAAGACTAGCACTACCACTAATACTAAGAGTAGGAGTAGCAGTTTCACTATAAACAGTACCAGTATTATTCCATTTATAAGTTCTACGAGCAACATTAGCTGTAATAGTTCTAGTGCCGCCTTTAGCTTCAACACTAGTTCCATCAGTTTGTAAATCTAATACCCAATCTGTATAAACTTTAGAACCAGCAGCTTGATTTAAAGCAGCACTAACTTCTTTAGTTTGACTATTTTCTAAAGTAAATACAACAGTTAAAGTACCATTTTTAGTATTAGTAGATTCATTATTAGGTATAGTTAATACATTATTACTTATACTACCTAAAGTAGTAGAACTAGTAAAGCTAGCAGTAAGATTAACAACAGTTTCAATCCAAGTTCCAGCATAAGTAGAACCCTTGGTTATACTCCCCGTGGAGGATGCATAGTCAGTTCTCTTATATCCACTTTTAACAGAACTAGTAGGAAGTTTTAAATCATAACTTCCACCAGTATTCGCAATAGAACTATTAACTACTGTTAATGTACTAGTATCATATATACTAGCTTTACTACCTTCAAATGTAACTGTATAACTATCTTTAGCTTCTGTATCATCAATTAATACAACTAACTTACCATTAGTTATAACTCCTTTTTCTATTCCATCAAATAAAACTTTAACTCCATCAGTAGGAAAAGTAACAGTATAAGAAATAAATCTTTGTTCCCATTCTAATTCTACATTATGAGTTATAGGTAAATAACCACTGTTACCACTAATAGTTTGAGATTTATAATGTTCAGCAGTAATAATAGCAGTATAATTAATTTTAACAGGAATAGTAAATACAAATTTAGTATTGTTTTCACTTATAACAGGAGTATAACCATTAATAGTAACAGTTCCGGAAACATTCAATTTAAAAGTAATAGTAACTTCAGTATTCTCTGGATAAACAAGTTTAGAACCTTGATATATTTCAAATACATCTATACTACCAAGTTTAATATCATGTATTCCAATATCTCCTTGATATATAGCCATAACTTAAGCATCTGATTTAACTATATAAGTAGTATTGTTATCTTTTTGAGCAATAGCTGCATATTGAGTAGCAGTTCCTATCCATATTTTAGGATTAACGATAGGTTCAACAGTAAGAGCAGACAATCTATAAAGAGTTTGGTCAACTATTTGAATAGTATTGTAAACATAAGAACCATCCTCTGATAAAGCAACATGATGAATTGCATTAGCATTACTCCATTGAATAATTATAATATTATCTGTATATCTAACATTAAATGTACCATACTTACCATTATGAAATACAGAATTAGGTTTACCAATAGCTGTAACAAATCCAGCAAAATTAGTAAAAATAGAATTAATAGCAGCTAATACTTCTTCTTTACTACCACTATTTGTTAATAATATAGTAATACTTCCAATATCATAAGATTTAATGATTTGATTACTATTTATAGCTACAAAAGTATTAATACTTTTAGTTTCTTCACCACCAACTCTAGCTATACCTTTATCCCAACTTAAATCGATTTTATTAATTCCACCATTAGAAAAATAAGTAATTGTGGCACTAATATCATTATTGCCTATAACAATTCTATCAAAATTAATTCTACTATTGTTATTATCAATAGCAATAATGCTCCCACCTTTTAATAATATTTCTTTTACTTCGTCAAAAGTTTTATCACAAGTAAATTCTTTTCGTCCATTAGTATATATTCCAGTAGGAACAGTTATAACTACACCATAAACAGGAATAAATCCTTCAGGTGTACTTTTATTTTCATATAATTGTTGATTAATATCTTGCATAACTTTATAAACTTTAAATGGTGGCACTTATTCAGTACCACCATAATTAATATTAAGTTGTTTTCTTTTTAATAACAAGTTCATAACCATCAGGAATTAAAGCTTTAATAGCATCAGCAATAGCTTTATCAACTTCAGCTTTAGTATAAGTATTTTCTACTGTTGGCACATTATCAAACTTATTATTAATTTCTTCTTTAGTATAAACATTATTACTAAGTTCAGTAATTTGATTAGGTAAAGTTTCATCAAGTTTAACTTTATCAGCAGCAGACATACTACCATTAGCAGTTTTACTAGCATTATTTAAAACAAGACCAACAGGAGATGGAGTATTATATAGATTTGTATCATTATTTTTAATAGATTTACTATATATAATTTTAAGTCCTTCTGCTGTTTGTTCAACTCTATCTAGTCTACTAACAAGTTCATTAGATAAACTATTGACAATATCAGTAGTTTTCTTACCTTTACCGCCATCGTAAGCAGTACCTGTAACTTCACCTAAAGCTAAAGTTTCAGATATAACTGAATATTTAGTTCCAGACCAACGATAAGTCTTACCACTATAATCAGTATCTGTACTTATATCAACATAAATCTTACCCTTTTCAGGAGTATAATATACAGGAGCATCTTCTATATACTTTTCAGCAAAATGAGTTTCATCAACATAATATCCTTCAAGAACATCATCAACATAACTTGGTAATTGACTTGCTGGAACTTTACCATTTCCATCAAGACTAGCTATACCATTAGCAACACCTCTTTTTGCTTCAATAGCTTCATTACAAAACTGTATTATCTTTTCCTTAATGATAGGATAATCATCTATATTTGTTAGAATCTTTTCAACTGTAGATTCAACTTTATTTTCAATTACAAGTTTAAGATTAGTATGGTCATCAATATTATCAAATATATCTTCTATATTACCTTTAATAACATTAAGTAATTCAGTAAAACTATTAATATTTTCAAATATATAAGTAACTCTAGATTCTACTTTAGTTTCAATAAGATTCTTAAGAATAGGAAATCTATCAATATTATTAAATATATATTCAGTTCTACTGTTTACAGCATTATTAATACATGTAACAAGAGAAGGATAATTATTAATATTAGCAAATATATTCTGAACACAATTACAAACTAAATCAGAAAGGATACCAATAAGTTCAGGATAATTATTAATATTATTAAATATATAATCTACTCGTTCATTAACATTATTCTGAATAGTTTCTTGTAATTCTGGATATTGACCTATATTCTTAAATATATCAACTACTTTGTTAATAGTATTATTAATAATAAGATTCTTAATGTTAGGATAATTATCAATATTGTTAAATATATTATTAATAGTAGTTTCTACATGAGAATTAATAGCATTAGTAATAAATTGACTAAGAGCAGGATAAAAAGAAATATTATTAAAGATGGTTTCAGTCCATTGTTTAACATATTCATTAAATATATTCTTAAGTTCAGGATAATCATTAATATTATTGAATATGTCTTTAACAATAATAGGTAAACTTTCAACTGTACTATTCTTAATAATATTAACTAGTTCAGGATAATTATTAAGATTGTTAAATACATTTATAACAAACTCGTTAATAAAACTAGTAATAACATCAAGAAAATCTTTATAATCACCTATATTAGTAAATATTTCTTCAAGAGCTTCAGACAAATCTTTAATAACAATATCAAAAGACCATCCTTCCCAATTGTCAGGATTAGTCCAAGCTTCATCACTAATATCATCACTATTATATCGTTGAGTCCAATTAACATTAGTTTCATCACGATATGTTATAATATATCCTTTACGACGATAAATTTTATCAAGTTTATTAACAGTATCGGCAAAAGTACCTTCCCAAGTTAAATAAATACTATTACAAGCGGCAAGTATTCTATCTAATCTTGTTCCAGTTACACCATCAAAAATAGCTTGAATAACAGTCAAAGGATAAATATTATATCTAGTATCAGTTTCTTCACAATACTTATCTAGTATATGAATCGGCATATTGCCTTCTTTATCACATTGAACTTTACTAGGATCAAAAGATTGGCAATTAGTACCAACAAAAACATTCTCTTCTAACATAATTACCAAGGATTAGAAACACGTTTAATATAATGTAAAGCAACAGTAGGTAATAGTTTATTAATAGCAAGATAATTTCCTGTCCAATTAGCTGTACTAATTTGTGTCCACACCATTTCACCATTTGTCCTAATATTAGGTCCAGTCATATACCAATTGGTATTTTGATTAATATTTAAATCCCAATAATTAGTTTTAATAGTACCATAAGGATAAGTATGTCTACAATCTTGATCCAAAGATCTACCATGAACATTTGCTCGCCAGTTACTAGGAACTACAACATGATGATTACCATCACCACATTTACCAGAACTAGCGGCAATTGCATGTTGATGTAATGGTAAATCAGTACCACCAATATAAAAACCGTAAGCTCCAATATTTAAACCAGGAGTAGCAGGGTCATAAGTATCACCTACATTTTTAAGAACAGTACTCCAATCAAGATTATTTTGTTTAGGATTATTATAAATATTAATACCACCACCTATATGACCCATAACAAATCGTCCTTGAGCAGCAGTATATATTTCCCAACCTGTTGGAGGTGTAGTAGTATCCCAAAGCATAATAGAACCAATAGGCATAACAGCAGCAATCCAAGTTTGTACTTGAGTAGCAGTTACTCCACCTGTTGTTCCTCCTCCACTACCGCCTGAGCCAAATCCATCATTTACTAATTTATTTTTAATATCTGTATAAAGAGTATTAAAATCAACATCAAGTCTGCTAGGTTTAGTTTCACTATCAGCAAACTTACTCATAGTAAGATATTTACCTGTTCTAGCTTCACCGAGTTGAGTAGTAGACATAACATTATGAGTGCCATCTCCATCACTTCCTCCACCTCCTTCAATACCAGCAATAATATCATTAATTTCAGACTTAGTATAATAATTATTAAGCATAGAATTAACAATATCTCTTACTTCTTGTTCGGTTAATCCACCGCCGCCAGAACCACCACCTGTAGCATTAATAGTAATAGTACCATCAGAGTTTTCAACAAAAGTAATATTAGTACCAGCTTTAATCATGTTCTTAAACATAGAAACATAATTATCTTCAAAATATTGTTTATACTCATTACTTATGTTACCACCACTTTGGTCTATCTTATTAAGAATCTCTTCAATCTTATTATTAATATATTGTTCTAGATTATTAATACTACCTTCTACACTACTATTTAAATCTCCAATCTTATTATAAATATCAGTAAATTTAGCGTTATATTCAGTAATAAGATTATCTATTCTAGTATTAATATTAGAAACTTCTTGTTGAAGATTACTTATCTGTTGGTCATGAAGTTCAAGATGTTCATTAATCTTTCTAAGTTCTTCAAGAAGCCAAGCATAGAACTTTTCCATTTCTTCTCTTAACTTCTCTAAGAAAGCTTCAAATTCAGCACGAGTAAGATAAACAGATAAATCAAAACCCATACTTACCCATTTTTCTCCATCCCAAAACCAATAAAAATCATTGGTATAAGAACCACCCCAACCTGTAATTTCAACTTGTTTATTATCTTCGCCTAAATCAAGAGGATGATAAAGTATTTGACCTTTAGCCCAATCACCATCTAAAGATATAGTTTCTTTATCAAACATATCTTCCTGACGATAATTACTAAGAAGTCTACATTTATTTAGTTTAACAGCTCCATCATATAATCTACCACCTCTCCAAAGAATTATACTATCATCTGGAAGTTCAATAGTTTGTCCAGCTAAACAATAATCATATTGAAGTATATAAATAGTATTAGGCTCGTTAATCATATCTTGAGTAAGAGTATTAACACCACTAATCATATTTTTACGAAGATATTTACGAGCCTTTCCACTATAATCATTTACATTATAGTCTTTATCTGCAAATTTAAGTAGATTATCAACAACAGTTAAATCTTCTTCATCAGCAGCGTTAGTAATCTGAGAAGCAGTAAACATTTGTTTAACAGATTCACTAAGCATATCAGGAGTAATCTGACCTTCAAGTATTTGAACAGCATTATCTTCAAAATACTGTTTAAGTACTTGTGCCATATAATTAACTACTACGTTACGACGAAGATAATTATCTTGTATATTAATACCAAATTCATCAGCAACAGCACGTTCTGCAATTGCTCTTGGAAACATACCACTAAAAGATTCTACAAATTTAGAACCAATTTCAGAATCAGCCTCAAGATGCCATTTCTTAGCATTATTAACAGGAGTTATTTCATCAAGTATATAACTCTTTTTAGTTTCAATAACATAAACTTCACAACCTACTCCAATTTGTTCCCAAGTAAGAGCATCTCTATCTTCCATTGTAGATACTACAATTCTAGCAGCTTTAAGCCCTCTTTGAACAACAGCAATAAGTTCAAGTATTTCTTTCTTAAAGGTTTCATAATCAATAACTAAATCTTCTCGAAGTTTAGCAATAGGTTGCCAATATTCTTCATTAGGTAATGGAATACCAGCAGGAGTAGCTTTACGAGAAATATAGCTAGCATAGAAACCATCATGAACTATACATAGTCTATCGTAAGGTCTATCAGGACTCCATTGACCATTACAAGTAAGACTAACTTTACCAAGTTCTTTTTCTATTGTTTCCATATATTCTTTAAGTTTACTAAATTCTTAGTGTAGACTCCCCGTAGAGGATGGAATACATTCATGTTATTCATTATTATAATCAACATTACTAAGACTATAAGTTTCATTATATTCTTTACCTTCTTCTCTTTGTTCCCAAAGTTTACCAGTTTCAGGGTCAACATAAAACTTAGGAGCATCTCCACAACTAACTATAGCATGAATTTTTCCTTCTTCATCAACAGGAAGAGTAATAGAACCACTATACTGAACTTGTTCACTACCTTCATAAATAATATTAAGTTGTCCTTTAATATATTTAAGAAGTGTTTCAGCAAGTTTATTTTGACCAAGTTGATATGCAGCCATTGCAGATTGGAACATATTCCAACAAGTAATAATATTTTTATTATTACCTTTACAAGTAGCAGAACAATCATTAAGCATATCAACTCCATATTGTGCCATAAGAACTAATAGTTTGTGATAAGTACAAACAAATTTACTTGGAACTGTCATATAAACATATTGAGGAGTAATCTCAACTTGTTCAGTTCCACTAGCTTTTACATAGACACCATTAACATAATTATCATCTATTTGTTCACTCATTCTACCATCAAGTTATTATATGAATTAATAATTGATTTTTGTTCTTCGTCAGAAAGCAATTCTAAGGCTTCTAGAGCTTGAATTAAAATTTGTCCTTGTGTTAACTTGCACCAATTTTTTTCGTCCAATGGAAAGCCTAATTCTGCTATTCTCGCTTGTTTTTCAGCCATAGCTGCAATACGCAATTGCATCTCTTTAGATAGCTGTTTTGGATTATTAATATAACCACCTATCATAATATTATCTTATTTAAAAGCCTTATTAATAATATATGCAGTATAATCATTAACTCTAATATCAATACGTTTATTAAATGCTAATATACGTTGATTAGAATCAAGATGTTTATTATATATTATATTAATAATATCACCATAAACATCTTCTTTCCATTCATCTTTCATATAATGACTAAGATAATCTTCATCTCCACGATACATATTTAATTTAGAATAAGCATCATAATAAACACTGTTAACTAAGTGTCTAGCATTATATTCAATTTGGTCACGATTAGCATCAACATTATTTGTAATGATAGTAGAAGCAACAAACTTTGCACATTCAGAAGCAGCATTAACCATAGCAATAGATATGACAGCTTTAGATTTCTCTCTATCTTTATCTATAATATCTTTGGTAACTATATTAAGAAGTTTAGCAATATCAGCTAAAGGATCTTTCTTTTTACTATCTATTATCTTATTAACTATAAGATAAATTACAATAACAATGCCTGGAACAAGACCTTGTTCAAAAGCATTTTGTATTAATTCCATCTTTATAAAATAAAAATAGGGACTATCAGTATTAACAGTAATGCCAATACCAATAGCCCCTATTTGATTAATATTACCTAAATATTTACCTAATCAAGTCGGGTAACAGGTTATGCTTTTTCTTCAGTGGCAATAGCTTTAAGGATAGTTTCAACAGTTGCAATAGCAGCAGCTCTAGTTGGGAATGCTATTTGTACAATCTGATGAACAACTTCATCTCTAGTTTTCATTTCACGTGGAACAGCAAAACGAAGAGTAAAGATAGTATATCCAGCATCTGCACTATCAGGTTGTTTCAAAGGATTAAGCGGATATGTAGGATACAGTTCAGTATAAGTATCTCGATAAGTATATTCGATACCAGCATCGGCAGCAGCTTTATTAGCCAAATCAGTAATATAAGCCGCATCTCCATATGCAGGAAAACCAGTAGCTGTAACTGTAACACTAATACCAACTAATTCATCAGCTCCAAGAATTTCATAATCAATACCTTTAGACTCAGCAGTTAAAGTAATTTTAGCATAAGCAACTGTTGCTTTAATACCATGACCAATAGTATTGTTATTAATCTGATTAGCTAATTTCTGCGCTACATCATTTGCAGTCGGATTAAGACCTGTATGAATAGTAGCTGTCCAGCGATTACGTTCATTGAACTTTAATCCTTTCTTCACAATCATTATAGAATAATCAGAATAAGCATTAACATCGCCAATAGTAAGATTAGCAGAGAAAGTAGTAGCAGCCTGATAAACACCTTTAACAAAAGTAAGATGTTTCTTATAAGCAGGAAGAACTACAGGACCATTTGCTTCACGACCAAGATTAATGTAAAATTTGTCAGTAATCTTAGTACCGTCAGCGTCAATTGTTTCCTTGCCATTAGCAAGATAAGTAAAAGCAACCGCTCCAGCAGCAAGAGGTAAGCTCGCTCCATAAGCGACATTGCCCGCTAACAAAAACTGTCTCATTTTTAATTTAATTTAGAGTTTAACTTTGTTTATCAGCTCCATTAGAAGTAGCACCAATACTAGCAAGATAAATCTGTACTGCACGCATAACTATTTCCATATGTAAATAAGGAGGTAAATCACAATTAACCCAATCTTCTTCTCTATCTTCATCAAACTTAACTTTAGCAGGTTCTTTGATATAAAGATATTTAACTAATTGAGGTTTAACTGTATTATTACGTCCAGTATATATATTAACATTAATACCAGATTCATCACCAAATATAGTAACTATCGGAGCATCTTTCGCAGCACGATTACAGAAATCTCTTAGCGTTTGACCTAAATCTTCAGCTTCAATAATTCTGCAATCATAAATTGTCTTACCATTATAACTAACTTGAAAGCCTGTATATAGCATTATTCCGTCGCTATCAATATTAATTTTATAAGGATCAACTTCTGTTCCATTACCTGTAATATCTCCGCCGTTAACAGTACCCGCTGTGTATAAAGTTCTAAGAGCATTAACAGGACTAATAGAAGCATTTTGTCGAGCAACCTTATCATTATAAGGAACAGGTCTAACGTTTTCTACTATTACATTTCTAGCTTTTTCAATTATAGCAGCATTAAGACAAATATCTATATCTTCCATGAGAATAGCACGAACGGTCTGCATACCCATCTGTTGTGCCAGTTCTCTGAACGTCACGTGCATCTCCCCAATGTTCATAATCAAATGTTTTTAAGTTTATTTTTATAAGCACTAACAAGAGCACTATTAGTAGGATTTTTAAACCATGTAACAGCTTCTTTAACATTAGCACCAATGAACTCACCATCAGGAGTAGTAATATTTTGATTATGAATTGCTCTGATAAATTCTCCACGAGAAATAAGAACCTCAATTAAAGATTTAATAGTAATATCTTTATCATTGCAAAGTTTATTAAACTTAGTAGGTTCATTTGTACTAAATTTATCAAGATGAGTTTGTTTATCGACAGTATCCATAGCCATACCGTTAGGAATATTAATATTATTGGCAACACAGTATTGAATAAATACAGCATCAAACAAATCACTATTCGTGAGAAGTTTAACATAATTGCCTTTAGCAGAATTAATTTCCTGACGATGTTTAGCAAGACGCTCAGCTTCTCTTTGGTCATCTTTAAAATAAAATCTAATAGATGGGTCAGAATTAATAAGAGCAATATCTTTAGCTACATCTTTATACAATAAACAATGACGATAAATTAGATAATCATCAAGAACAATAGGATAACCATATTTATACTTTTCACTTTCAAGAAGATTTAACTTAGTAATCTTAGCTTCAAGAGCTTCTCTAAGTTCTTTAACTCCTTTACGGTCACTATTCATATAAGCAGTTTCAATAGCTTCTTCTTCGGCTCTAAAACGAAGATAATCTCGTTTACGATTCCAAAAGAAAGAAATATCAAAAGTCTTACCTAGTTCATCAACTGAAACACTAATATTATTAAGATAAGCCTTAACCCGTGAAATAAAGTTTTCATTATTAGGAGCAAGACCAATTAAAGCAGGAAAATAAGATTCAATCTCACCTTTATTAGAAGAAAGAGTACGAGAACTACGAACACAACTACCAATCTTATCCATTCGTTTAGGTAATGTTTTATCATTAACTCTACGATATAATGAATAATTAGTAACTAAATTAATAGTAATAGTTCGTTTTTCAGTATAAGGTTCATCAAGACTTTCATCTCTAAATCCTACTGTATTAGCAGGCTGTTTATCTACTCCATCCTCTACGGGGGGTATAACCTGTTTATCTGTATTTATATTAGAAGCAGCAGGAGTATTTTCTCCTGCTTTATTAGCTTCATTTACTTTGTTAAAATCCATATCTTAAATAGCTTCTTTTAAATGATTATAATACACATTTCAATAAGAACATCTTAGTGGTATTATCTACCTGCAAACCAATAGAGCCTTTAACTTCATAACGAGCCATATCAATTTCAGTAGCTGCATGATTAGTATTAGGCAATCCCCAGCAAGCAGGAATATCAGTCATACCTTCAATAACTTTAGCTTTATAAGCCTGTCCTTTTTGACGTACTATACGAACATTCTGATTACCTTTATAATTACTCATATCAATCAAAGCAGCTTGATGAGAAGTAATAGGTAAGCCAGTAGTAGGATGAATCATACCATTTTGCTTAGCAGCTTCAGCATCAGTACCCTTATCGAAATAAGCATTATGAATAACAGTAATAGTATATCCATCTGGAGTTTTATACTTATTAAAGTAACGTCCATAAGAAAGACCATCACCATTATCTTGAATCATCTTTTCACCAAGAGGAGTAATAAATCCGTTTTCTTTAGCATCAGTTCTGATAGCCATTTCAAAGTCACGAATAAATCCTTTACCACCCATAAGAACAACTTTCTTATCCCCATCTTGAGTATCACGGTCAAGAACATCACCAACTGTGCGTTCAAGTTTGTTAAGAGTTAGAACTTCGCCATAAGTATCATAGTTAGATTCACGACAAATTTCTAACATACCAGCAGTACGAGGAATAGGTTTACCATTATCATGGTCTTTCAAAGGAATAGTACCATCAGGTAAACGATTATATTCAGACTTCCACAAACGTTCTTCGTTCATTACTCTCATGTGCAAGTTGAACTGCCGCATCTCTTCGTTAATCCAAAGATTAGAAGTACCACCATTATCATTTTGGAATTGATATTGAGTAACAACATTAGCAAGATTACCAGCTATTTCTTTAGAATAACGATAAAACTCAAGTTGAGAAGTCATCCCAGCAGGACCCATAGTATTGCTTCTGTTACCTTTAGAATAAGATTCAGAAACAGTAGGAGCACTCATAGCCCAATACATACCTTTAGCCAACCATTGAGGGTCAACATAAGCATCAGGATTAGGAGAAGTAAGTTTCAGAAGATAAGCATAACCATAAGCAGATTCTCCTAAGTCTTTCTGAATACGAACTTGAGTAACACCATCAGGAGCAGTAAGACCATGTTGTTCAATAAACCAATGAGTAGAGAAATGAACTTCAAATTCACTACCATTTTGACCCGGTTTAGTAACAGCAGTATTAAAGTAAGTTACAAAGTCTGTAAACTTCATACGACCCATAGTTTTCCAAGTCCATTGTACAGTAGCAACATCTTTAATACCACGACTACCTTGACCTTCAGTAATAAAACTTAAAGGAAAACGGTCATCATCCATACCATAATTATAAGTCAGAAAACTATTAATTTCTTCTGGCTTTTGAAGCTGAAGATAAGCAATTGATTCTTCATTAGAATAACCTCTATCTTCATAACGAGTTTGTCCAATAACACGTAATGTTTTCATCTACAAATTTACTATTATGTTAATAACCAAAACGCTCATCTTTCAGAGCATCTTTTTTACTGTCAGGTTTAGTTATTTTAATAGCTCCTTTTGTAGATTTACGTTGACTAGCAGTAAGTTTCAACTTTTTAGCTTCTTTATCAGAAACAGCCATTTCTATCAAACTATCATAACCTTTACCTGTATATTTAAGCCAAGCCTTAAGCAGTTCTTCATCGCGTCTTTCAGCAGGAGATAACTTCATTAAATCATTTTCATAACGAGAAAGTCCTTTATCATCAACTTGATAAACATAATTGAAGAAATCTTCTGGAGTAGTAGAAATTTGTTTTCCATTACGTTCAATAATAACAGTTTCAGGAATACGATAACCAGCAATTTGTCGTTTATCAATACATTCTTTAACTCCATTCCAAAATTCCACAAGTTGTTTCTCTTCTTCTGCTTTAACTCGCATAGCTTCTTTAGCATTAGCTTCACGCATTTCGTTATCAGCTTTCTGAAGAGCTTCAAGTTCTTCTTTAGCAACATTGAAAAGTTCATTACTATCTTTAAGATATTGAATATACTTATCAACATTACCACGACGATTAAATTCCTTAAACGCCTCACGAACAATAGCTTCTTGTTGACTTACATTATTTTCATCTACTTCAATACCGCTTCTATCTCGAAGTTCACCAAAGCCTTCAAATGAATTACCATTTGCAACATAATAATTAAGAAAATCACCAACGATAGGATAATCTTCAAATAACTTATTAACACCAGCTTGAGCAAATTCGTCACGTTTTAAATCAAGAACGGATTGAATATAACTTGCAACTCCTTGAGGAGTATTTTCAAAAGTAACAGCTTTACCATCTTCTGAAGTAACAGAAACACCTACAAGTTCTTGAATCGATTTAACATCAATAGTATTTTCTTCTTTAGTATCTTCTACTTCAAATTCTTTAAGATAAGCAGCAACTTCATTTTTAGCTTTAAAGATATTACCTTTATCGTCAATAAGATTACCGTCTTTATCAACAGTATATTTATTATCTCCATCTTCGATAATAGTACCTTCTTCTAAACCATGTTCAGCATCAGCGTCATTCGCTTTGTCATTAGGCTTACCCCCCGTGGAGGATGAAGATTGGTTATCTTTATTAGCATTAGAATCACCATTCCCATCTCCATTACCATTATTAGTAATATCATCAATAGGATTACCATCAGCATCTAACTGTCCTGTTTTACCTGTATCAAGGTCTGTCATGTCGTCAGTAGGTTTTACATCTCCATTAGATGTTTCACCATTAAAACCAAAACTATCAAAACTAGGCATAATTCTTTGTTTTTAATTAATTACTATATCACAAATATAAACTATAATAATAATATGAGTTTTACTTGTATCGTTAAAATATGTTCACCTTTAAGCCGATTTGCCGACTAACATACTATTGCTAACTAGGATATTTATTACTGATAACCTATCCTGTCGCTTTCAGAGAAGCCATGTATGAATCAAATTTTATCATAATGATGAATCTATCACGAAATGAATAAAGTGCTTAAAATGAGCTTAAAATGGCTCATGTGATGTAAATAAAAATGAAAATGGGCTGAACCTACTTTCACAAGCAAGTCCAGTCCTATTATGAACAAAATTTAAAAGTACAGCCGATTATTTACTTTTACTATCATAACGATTTTTATTCGTTTTTGCAATCTTGACTTTATCATCACTTTCTTTAAGTTTAACAGCTAATTCTTTTTCTTTAAGTTGTGCTTCAACGGAAGCCTTTTGAGCATCTAAACTAAGTTTACTACGTTCAAGATTAAGTCTAGCATTTTCCATACGTTCTTCAGCTTGACTCTTTTCAGCATCACTAAGACCATTATCAAAACTCATAATATTAGCATTTGCTTTCATAGCTTCAATCTGACCATCAAGATATTTTTCAACTCTAATTGTTTCTCTATCTTGTTCTGCTTTTCTATCAATCTTAGCAAGTTCAAATTCTTGACGAAGTTGTTCTGTTTGTTGAGAAACACGTTCAACATCAAGTTCATGCTCACGTTGAATATTTTGATACTTATCAATAAGTTTACTAATTTGAGCAACATTATCTCCACGTATAGCAGCATTAGCCATATCCATATTACCATTTTGAGCAGCACTAAATGCAAGTTGTTTATATTGTTCAAGTTTCTCACGTTCTTTAACAGAAGTTTTACAAGTAACAATATAATTGGCAAATATATGACTATTAACATCAAGACTTAAATATCTAATATCACCATCTTTAGTTTTATAAGAAGTATTAAGACCATCAATCCAAGCAAGTTTAGTATAATCCATTTCAGCTTGATAATCTCGTTCTCTCATTTTATCAAATATAAATTCAATAATAACAGAACCCATACTTCCACGAATAACTGCTTCATCAGTAACTCCTTTACCAGCACTATTAGCAATCTCACCATAACGTTGTGGAGTCATATCACATTCCATTTTAGCAGTCTGTTCAATCTCTTGAATAAGTTGCCCAAGTTCAGTAATATAATTATTCATACGACTTTCAAGATAACGAACATTTTGTGCTTTAACAAGATTAGCATCATCTTCATCATCAATATAAAGTACACCATCAGCAGCCATACGATATATAGTTTCAGCAGGTTTTCTACCAAGAAGAGATTTAGCAATCATAAGAACATTCATCTTATTTTTAGCAATAGCCATTTCTCTATGATAAGAAACTATATTACGAAATACTTGATAGGGGATAACTGTATCTACAATACTAAATCTTCCAAAACCAGGCAAAAGTTCTGCAATACCATTATAAGGAAGTTTACCATTCCTATTATAAGCAATAGGACGAGCCTTATAAGGATATATGCTTGTAGCACGAGAACCAATTCTAACGCTCTCATAAACTTGTGGACGCCACACCCATTCAATACTAATATCACCACTAGCAGGGTTAAGCTGATAAGTTTCATCAACAATTCTTGTTGTAACAAATGCTCCATTACTATATGTAAGAATACCTTCTTTTATTTCACCTCTCCAAACAGTATGCCAAACTTCAAATAAACCATTATTAGCATCACGAGCCATTATATTAGTGTTCTTAATATGTTGCAAATCATCTTTATTAAATTTACTACATATATCACCAAAATAATACATATATTTATCCCAATTTAAAAGTGCTTTATCACTAGAAGTAGTAGCACTATATTGATAATATGTATCAAGAGCTTCACGTTCTTTTTCAGAAAGATATTCATAAAATTCATCTATAATTTGTTGTTTAGTCAACATACGACGTTCAGCAAACATATCATAATCTTCTGCAAACATACTATCATTAGGAACAGGAAAAGCATCTCTAACACTAACTACACGTTTAATTAATTGACTACCTACAACATCTCTATATGTATAACAAGCTCCAAAAGCAACAAATTCAAAATAAGCTCTAGCATATATAGTAAAAGCATCAGTAAGGTCATCAATAACATTAATTAAATCTTGACCTTGAGCACTAATATCATCAATAAAATTTTCATTAAATTCTTTAATAAAAGCCTCAATATCTACAGCTTGTTCAGCATTAAATTTCTCAGGATTATTACCTTCATTAACAAACTGCATATAACTTTCTTGTATTCTTTTAGCTACAGCTTGTTCAGCAAGTAACATAATTTGTCTACCAAGTTCTGCATCTCTAGCAAATACAACTTCAGGATTATTAGCACCAACAATAAAATCATGTGGATTCTTAATATATTCACCAATATATCTTCTAATAATACCTTTCATCATATCATAATTACGCATAGTAGCTGGAAAACGAGTTAGATTTTCATCTTTCTCATTATAAGGATTAAGAGTTTTTCTATAATATTCTCTAGGAATATTGCCAAGAAGAATATTAAACTTTTCTTCTACATTAAAATCAGCTTTACAAGCAATACCAGCTTCTATAACATAATCACAACATTTAGCATACCAATCAACTTCTTGTTTTTCAGCATAACTAACATGCTGATTAGGAAAATCAAGTCTACCAAAATTATACATATCTTTATTTGTTTAATCTTAAAACCATTGTCTATTAAAAATATCTGTTTTATCATTATCTTCTGTAACTTTCTTACGACTAGCAAGTTCTCGCTTACCTTTAATATCAATAGATTTCCAATATATACCCAAAAGTATAAGACTAGATATACGGTCAAAGTTACCTTCGGCATTAAACTTTTTAAGTTCAAGAATTGTTTGATAATCAAGAAATCTTTCAAAAACATAAATATCTTCTCCAAATTCATTCTTACCAATAACTTCATATAAGAACTCTTTAAGAAGTCGAAGACCATCTAGTTTCTTAGGACCACTACCAATATTATAACCATAACTAGTACTAACTTTTTCTTTAACAGCAGAATCCCAAACATATAAAGGTTCATAACCTAGATATTTAGTAGCTTTCCATTTACGAAAATTAGAAACAGTTTCACCACGATTTATTTCTACAAGTCCAGTACCAATACAATTATACCATTTACATAGTCGATAAAACTTTTCATCAGCTTCTTCTAGTCGTTCAGTACGTCCATAATATGCAGCACACAACTTAGGTTTAAATCCATTACGTTCTCTAGGCATTTCAATAACAAATATACTATTATGAGAATGTCTATCAGTAATTTCTTTTTTATCTTTATCAATACCAACAGGGTCATAAACTGCAACATAAGTACCGGGAAGAATACTTCTTATAAGCCTATCGTCAATATATGTTTCTTCATATTCAGGAGCAAACCAAACTCTTATACAACCATGAGGGTCTTCGTTACCACGTCTAGGAACTCCTTGAATATAATCATAAGTTTTCATATCAGGATTTTCAATTCTTATACGAGCATTAGATTTAAAATAAATCTTTTTAGTTCCATCTTCAAATAGTTCACCATCAGTATAAAACTTATAACTATTATCAACTCGAAGTTTATCTTCAAACTTATTAAGAGCTTCACTACTAAATATATTTTCACTAGCACTACTAAAAGATTCAGCAGGAAATAAAGCACGCTGACCAAGATAATTAAGATATTCTGCAAAAGTCTTAGCAGTCTTTTTCTTTTCAATTCTTTCTCGTGCAGCAAGCTGAAGCCCTATTCGTAGATTACTATTTCCATCTTCATCAAATCCTTTAACTCCATCTATTTCCCCTTCAAGACCCCAAGCATAAGATTTAAAAAATCCACAAACTTCATTACGAGCATCATTATCCCAAACATTTTCAAAGTGCATAAATCCAAATGCTCTAGGATTATAAAAGTTTTGTTCAAATATTTGCATATTAGCAGCAGTAGCAGTTCCCCAAGCCATAAGAGTACCAGTAGTACGAGTACCAACAGTCATTGTAGGTTCAGTTACATTCATAAAGTCATCAAAGTTCTGCATTGTAGATAACTCTTCAACTTTAATAGTAACAGCATCTTTACCAATAGCACAGTCTGGATTATTATTAGCACTAACACTTAAAAGAGAACTAGACCAACTATCATCAGCTTCAACTCCGTTTTTCATACGATAACCAAGTTTAAAACTATCAGCGGTTGGACTAAATATACCTCTTTTAAATGGAGTTTTTTCTTCATAGAACTTTAAGTTATTAACAGCAAAATCACTTAAACCTCCTTGTTTAATTAAATACTTATTATCAGCTGCAACATGAATAACAACTTTATGCTTAGATAAGTTAACTTCATTAGAACTATCAGCAGCCATAATATAAGAAAAACCTCCACGTCGAGTTTTATCAATAATAAGATGCAAACCATTACGTCTACAAAATTCTATAATTTGCCAAGTCCAAAATTGAGCATCAATAAAACTAGGAAAACTATAAATCTTTTTAGCAGTAGCTCCATGTTCAGTAACAATAACAGATGATTCATCTGTACGTTCCATACGAGTATAATTAAGAAAATTATAATGACCACCTGTTATCCAAACATCTTCTATACTTCCATCCGGATTTTGCCAACAAGGAGCAGAAAAACCATTACGTCGTCTATCACATTCTCTACGTCTAAATTGTCTATGAGGAATACTATCAACTTTAAATTGAGTATATTTACCTGTGGCTTGATATGTTCTAGCAGCTTCATTAAAAAGTTCAGTATTAACAAATTTGCCAGGTCTAATATTTAAAAGAAAACCACCACTATCTCCAATTAAAAAGTTATTATGAGGGTCATACCATCCACAATCACTAGCTTTCTTATACTTTTTCTCTTTATCAGGTTCTTCAATGTATTCTAGAAAAGGATATTTACCATCAGCCATAATATTTTATTTAACTAGTAAACAAACAACAAAAGCGATAGCGCAAACAGCACCACCGCTTACCAAATATCTATTCTTACGTTTAATACGTTCAATAGACTTATTTAAATTATCATTTACTTTATTACTATTATCAAGATTATTTTGTAAAGTTTCAACTTCTTTATAAAGAGCATTATATTTAATCTTATGGAGATTAATCATACTATCTTGTTCGTTAATAATATCTTTATAAAGTTTAGCTTTAATAATTTTAGTATTAGCAATCTTAATCATATTAATAGGGACAAGAACAGTTGTATCAGTAGTGTTGACTCCCCGTGGAGGATGCACTACATTATCAATCTTACTCTGACACCAACTTCTTGAATAACTCCCAAGTAGCACTGTCATTAAGACTAATAACTTTATCATCAATATCTTTTTCATGTTCTTTAAGTTTATAAACTATACTTTCTCTTTCAGTTATAACTAACTGTATAGAATCAATCCGAACATGATTAATAGCAGTGTCACTTTTATTATATGAATTGGCTTCTACACTAAAACGACTTATTGATAAATACAGAGTAACACATAAATTGATAATCGCTATTATAAATATTGCTATTAGCATCTTCTTCATAATTCTATACAGTATTAAGTTAATCTTTTATTTCTATAAGTTTATTAAGCAAATCAAGATTCCATCTACCAGTTTCTTTAAGACCAAGAACTCTTTGAGCCATCTTGATAGCTGCAACTTGACCACAATTCACGTTAGTATCAAATAATTGTTCAGCAACTCTCTGACTATTAAAATCATCAAGTTCAAATACATCCCAATAACCTACTTTATATTTTTGCCAAACAAGTTTTTGAAGTTGAACATCATTATCAAGTTTAGATTTAAATTCTTTACTGCCAATAGTATAATGTTTCTTATAAGAATCAATCATAGTCCAACCTTGCCAAGTAGGATTATATTTACGACTGATACCTCTATAAGTTTCTCCACCAGCATCATCTTTATCGTTTACATAACCACCTTCTTTAATAGATAGTTTTTTAAAAGCATCTCCAAAGTAAGCCATAATTTAATTTATATAAGGATTAGTACAATATCTAAAACAATCAACAGCATCATAATATTCATCTTCATCAAATTCTTTAATTGTAACCCAAAACCAAAGAACTTTAATTTGAACTTTATAAATCACAAATTCAAAGTCATCACCAATATGATGTTCATCGCCAATTAATCTTATATTTTTTCTACGATTAATAATATACATAACTTATTCATCAAGAGTTCTACGAATCCAACCTCTAAGATATTTAATATTATTTCCTTTGCCAGCAATATCATTATAATATCTAATACGTTCAAGTTTATATTTAGCTACAAAATAATCAGCACTAATTGTAGTATCAGATTTATAAGCGTTAAGAGAATCTTGAGTTCTACGAAGTAATTCTTTAGTTAAAACTAATTCATTAACAGCAGTAGAATCAGTAACAGGAACATAACGAATTTCAGGAACTGGAGTAATACGTTTAGTACATCCGCTAGATAAACAAATAGCAAATATAACTAAAACAATAAAACCAATAATTACTCCAATTAAATTATCTTTATTTAATTTCATATAGCAAGTTTAAATTGAGTTTGAACACCACTAGCTTTAATTTGTAATTCTCTATCTTTAAGAACTTTATTAATATCATCACGTAGATAATTCATAGTAAAAAATTTAGTAGTTTCAATAGGATTTTCTTTAATATGATAAAGACCATCAGAAAATCTTTTTGGCATACCATATTCATTAAGTTCAAAATCACTATCAATATGACATAACCAAATACCTTTAATGGTTAAACCAAGTATATATTCAACAGCAAAAGCATACATACTAAGTTGAAGATTATATATAGCACCATTACAATTAGGAAGATGATTAAGAGGAGCTAAAAGTCGTTCATCTTTATCAACCCAAACATTAGTTTGTTGTGCAGGTTTAACTGTTTTATCTTTCTTATAATAACCACTACTAAATTTTAACCCACCACGATTAGTTTTCCAATCACCTACAACAGCACAATTAGTATCTTCATTAACTAGAAGAATATCAATAGTTCCACTAATTAACCAATCTATAAGAAACATACCAATTTCACTATAAATCTTATATCCTCTTTCAGTGTACATTTTAAACGCATCATAAATAAGAGGATAACGATTATCTGTAAGTTCAATAAAATCTTTAAGATTAAGAAGTTTATAATTAGCACCAAAATTTGGAATATCAGCAATAGTAACCATTACACCATCTTCACGTTTATCAAGATAATTAATAGCTTGTTGAAACATAGATGCTCCTTTAACACCATCTTCAAGACCATTATGAGTATTAGTTCCACGTTCACAAGCTTCTTTAGTAATAGTTGACCATTGTTCTTCTAGTTTCTTCTCACTTATTCCTAGTTCTTTAGACTTCTTTCTCAACCAATAGTTCTTATCGAACTTCGGTTGATATCCATGAAGGATAGTAGTGGTTGAAATATAATCATTACCAAGACTATCATTATACTTATGTTCTTCTTCATGAAAAATAAGTCTAATATCATTATATCTTTTATCTTTAAGTTCCATATTAATATTATTAAGTTCAACACTAGCTTGGACCCGCTTCGGCACTACGTGCCTACGCTAGACTCCCCGTAGAGGATGGGAGTGGATTAGCATCAGCTTATTCCTCAATCATACTACTAGTAATTTCAACTCCACCTCTACCAGCAACATTCTCTTGTTCATACAGAAGATTTTCTTCAGCTACATTAAGAGCTTTAATCGTGTTTGGAAACTGATTAGCTAAATCATTAATTTGTTTCATATAACCAATAACAACTGGAACATCTTCTAGACTAGCACCATCAGATAACTTGTCATTCAGCAACTCATTTAATTTGCTAGCAGCTAAAGCAACATTATGAATACCACGCTTAATATTAAGTACAGCTTCCATACCAGCACCAGCTTTTTGATTATAATATCTTTTAATAAGTTTCCAAACAAGAATATCAGGTTGATAATTTTTAGGTAAATCAAAATTTTCAATAGCTTTCTTAAGAGCTTCTTTTTCACTAAGACCTTCTTGTAGACACGGACCTTTAGGGTCACCAAGATAATAAATAACTCCAACTTCTTTAACATACATCTCTTTATTAGGAGATTTATCTCTAGTATAAAGAAGACTAACATCTCTATCAAGAAGTTGTTTAAGTGTAGGAGCTTTTGGCATACCAGTTTCATCTATGGTCAGCATCCAATCCAATTCCAAACCGTTCATATATTTCTTCTACTTCTTCATCAAATTCAATAATTTCAAGTTTACCCATAGCATATAGCCAAAGATTAGCATAAGCAGCACTATGTTTTTTACTTAGTTTAATCCAAATAGGAAGAAGTTTCTTTTTAAACTTAAGTTCAGTCTTAATCTTTTCTTCTTCTTCATAATGTTTTTGCTTTTCTTCTTCCATAACTTTAACAGTATATTCTTTATACTCTTCTCTAGTCATAGTTTTTCTAGCTTCTTTAAAGTCTTTATAATGACTAATAAGTTTGGAACGATACCAATTCTTTTGAATAGTACCAATATGAGGAATAGCAACACATTTATCTTTTCGTATATTAATACTAGCTTCTTTTTCAAGACTTTCAATAATAGATTTACAAAGTATTCTATCATCACCTTGAAATCCAATATCATCTAATATATTATTTATATCTTTATAGATAAGAATATAATCATCATCAAAATCTTCTTGAGAACTAGTATTAGCAATATTAAAACTAGTATTAGTCTTAAAATCCATAATTGAAAGTTTAAGAACTCTTCTTAGATTACTACTATAAACAAGAACACAAGTACCTATAATTTTAAATTATACATAAGTAGTTCTAAGAAGAGTTCGATTATTTAGACGAAATGGCTAATTAGCTTTTTCAACAGAATGATAAATAAAAGGATTAACAGCTTTATGTTTATCAGTAATAGCAGCTCTTAAATCATTAATAGCTATAACTTTAAATTCAACAAACCAAACTTTCTGTCCTTTTTTATATCCTTGATTTTGTCCAAAAGTACCAACAGTAATAGAACGAGTTAGTTCAGTATCATTAGTAATATACTTATTAACAAATTGAGGACTAAGAACATTATGTTTAAGATAAAGATGATAACCACGTTCAAGAGTAGAACGGTCAATTATAATCTTATCCATTTGATTCATACCAATAAGTTCAGCATCTTCTTTACCAATCTTAGCAATAATTGGCATAACCTCAACTGTACTAACTTTATTATTAATAACACCAAACAAACTTTCATTTTGGCAAAGAGCAACAACACAATAATGTTTAGCAACAACTACATTAGTAAGAACAGCGTCAAGTGCTTCACTTGTTATTTCGCTAATGTCAGTAGGTATTTGAATACCAAAATCTTTAAATTTACTTTCAACTTTAATCATAACACTAAATTATTTAGTTTTAATAATACTATCAATACCAATATTTCCAAGTTTAAGTTTACTAGGAACTTTAACTTCTTTTTTATTCCTTTCACCACTATGAAATTCTCTAGTGTATTTAGGTTTAGTTTCACTTTTATCTTTATCCATAACTTAATTGTTTTTAGCAAATGTAAGAGTTTGAATGAATCTATCAAGAGAAAAACTATTTTTAACATTTCAATCGTAGAGGATTATATGATTATAAATATGCAAGTCATACTCCCCGTGGAGGATGGAGATAAGCTAGACTTAACCATATTAGTATTGATAATATTAATAGAGATAATGATATTGATTAACTTGATATGATTGATACTGATTATATCCATCCTCCACGGGGAGTTGAGCGGAGAGCGAAGCTCGGAGCGGGTCACAGTGAATCTAATAATACTGATTATATTAATATTAATATTATATATAATATATATCTATTTATATATAATATATATCTATATAGATACTATTGCTAACTTATAATTATTTGATTATCAATAAGTTACAAATACCAATTTATACCATACATGGAATAGATTTCGCTATTTATTTGCTATATTTATACCATACATGGAATAGATTTCGCTAATTTCCTAGAGTAATATATTTTTATGTTAAATTTAATAATGTTATTGTTATGACTTTTAAAGAAGATTTTAAACCTACTAAAGTTTATAATAAACTTGTTAATGATGTTTGTTATAATGCTGATTGTTTAGAAGAATTTGAAAAACAAAGACTTGTTGTTGCTAATCCTTTTAGCTATAATAAAAGTACCAGAACTGGTATAATTGCTGAATTTGATAATGGTTATCATCTTAGTAAAGAAGTTGGTATTAAACGTAATTTTGTTACTATTGGTATGAGAGTTTGGGATATAATAAGAAAAAATAGATATGCTGTTATTATTTCTTTTATTGGTTATATTGCTGAAAATATTAAATTTAATAGTAATGTTATTTATATTTCTCATGATTTAATTAAAGGTTATGGTTTAGTTAAGCCTAATTATAGAGATTATTATAACGCTATTGCTTATCTTGAAGATGAAAATATTATTAAAAGAACTAATATTAGAAATATTTATGTTGTTAATCCTATTTATATATTTAGAGGTGATGTTAACAAACTTATTAATATTATTAGTGAAGCTAAATTAATAAAAACTTTTGATGATAAAGATAGACTTATAATTGATAAATTTGTTTTATTTAAAAATGATACTGATAAAGGTATTGTTATTGCTAATAAAGATTTGTATGCCACTGAAATTATAGATATTAGTGAATATTGAGTTAGATATAATAGTAATGAGGATAACGAAAATAATGGTTATCAAAATGATTAAATATATAATGAGAATAATAGTAATGATGGTAATAATGATGAGGATAATAAAGATAAAGATAAAAGATGTGATGAAAAGAGATAATAAGTATGAATGTGAATATAATGATAATAATGAAGATGAAAATAAATATATAAGAGATAATAATGAAGATGAAAATATAAGAGATAATAATGAAGATGAAAATAGAGTATATAAGAGATAATGATAATAAAAATATAAGAGATAATAATGATAATAAAAATAAATATATAAGAGATAATAATGATAATAAAAATATAAGAGATAAGAGATAATAATGATAATAAAAATAGAGAATAATGATAATAAAAATAGAGTATATAAGAGATAATGAAGATGAAAATAGAGTATATTGGTGTTAACATAGGGCTAGTGAGTATTAACCCCCGGGTCATTAAACTAGTCTTGGACACCCCCGTCAAGTTCTAGGAGAAAGTAAAGTTCTCACTCTCATTATCAACATTAAATATTTTGAGATTATTCATCTCATTACATTACTAACTATTAACACTAATCATTATGAAAACAAACAAACCATTGTTGTTAGTTGCTATCATACTGATGATGCCAGCTATCATACTAGCATTGAAAGTAGAGCCAACTAGTGATGAACAAATTACTGCTGTTGTATTTGGAATACTATCGGCTATTGTTAGTTATCTTAGTAGAGATTAATCTCTACTAGATGATGTTGCTCATTATCAACATTAAATACTTTGCAGTTGGAACGAAAACAACTGTCAGTAATGCTACTGATTAGCGTAATTAAATACTTAATAGTTATGCCAGACGTTAAAGATTTAGAGCAAGTGGAAACCATTGATGATGTTGTTAAACGCATCTGTACTGATGGTCATAGTTATGTAATGACAACTGTCATTACTAATATTGATTGTCAAGAACGTACAGGTCGTAATGGCAATTCTTATCTCAATGCGTTTGTTACTATTGCTAGTCCTGTCAAAGGTGCTCAAAGTATGCCTGATGGTACACATCGAATGGGTATGCTTGGTGCTATTCAGATGCCATTCAATCAGATACTGCTTGTAATGCGCAAAGACAAGTTCTACGGTAGATTTGTCAACTATGTTGGCGAAGCTGCTGAAGCTGGTTTTGCTAGTATGTATCTGACTGGTGTTGCTGTCAAAGTTCTTTGCCAGTTTGTACCTGCTGGTGTACAAGACCGTAATCCATTTACTCGTAAAGACAATCTTTACAATGTTGTGGATTATGATAGATATGTATATCATATTGTAGGTATCGAACAGCCTACTGACCCTGTTCTTATTGGTGCATATGATGTACTTATCAAGCAGATTATGGAGGACGCTCGTGCTGTCATTGCTGCCAAGCGTGAGGCTAAAGCTAAAGCAGCTAGTTTTGTTGCTACTGTAATGAACGATGACGACGTACCGTTCTAATGAACATGACGCTACTAACCTTCGGGTTGGTAGCGTTTGTGTTATCAACAATAGTTTTGCTGATGCTGTTGCTAATGTTCAACCTCGAAATGCTCATTATCAACATTAAATATATTGCAGCAAACGAACTTAACAGTCTGATAAGTCTTATCAGTCATGAACTAGCTGCAAGTTCTGATAAGTCTTATCCTAATATTAAACATCATGAAAGTACATCGTATTATTACTACTATTGAAGTTGAGAATGATAATTCTATTACTTCTGTTGAACTTACTAAACTTAGTCTTGATAATATTAAGCACCCTCTTGTTATTACTAATATAACCACTAATGGTAGTGCTAATGATATCAAACAAGTATATGATAGTGTTGATAAACATAGATTAGCTATTGCTATTAAACTAAAAAGTATCGTTCGTTATATTGACGAAAGTCTTGATAATCATGAACGTGATGAAATTACTGATGATAATTCTACTAATGAAACTAATGATGATGGAATCCTATAACATTTTGTTATACTGATATTGGTCATGGAGATTTACTCTCATAACAAAAAGTTATAGAGGTGCAATTAGAGGTGACGAGTGGTATTGAATGTGGAGAAAGAGTATGTGGAGATGAAAGTGGACATTGTAGAGTTCGTGGAGAATGAGATGGTGGAGTTGGATGTGGTTCAAATAGGGTTAAATTGAGGTTGATGGTGGAGTTGAGAGTGATTGTGGGAGTGGTGAATGTGGAGATGGGTGTGAAGATGGTCATGCTGAAGGAACTAAACTCACTGGTTATCTTCCTACTACTAAACCTATTACTCTTCATCCTCTTCCTAATCAATCTAAACCTATTGTTCCAACTCCCTCTCTTTCTCTCCTATAACTTCTCGTTATACTCTTATAACTTCTCGTTATAACTCTCATAACCTTTAGTTATAACTATTTCATCTCTATCATCTCTAGTTATATCATTATCAGTTTCAGTCATATTCGTCATGACTATCTCTATCAGTTTCAGTTCTAGCTCTACCACGTCTATCGTCATGACTATTAGTCATACAATCGTCATTAAGACTAGCTCTAACAGTATTATCAAGTCTAATAAGACTTCTAGTCATAATGACCAATAACATTAGTTCTAGTTAATAATAGCATTATTAATACTATCAGTATTATAATGACTATTAATACTAGTCATGCTAATATTGCTGGTGGTATTACTAATGATATTCTTGATATTCTTGATATTACTGATTCTCTTTATACTAATGATACTCTTGATACT